GTACTATGATATCAGTCCGAAGTGGATCAATAAAGATGATGATACCGTACCGAGTCACGGAGTGCTGAATCAAGGATGCTGAGATCAAACGAAGAAATCATGGCCGACATCAACCAGATACTGGAAGACTACGTACAACCCTCCGTCAATATGCACGGGGGATCCGTGTCTCTCCAGTCATTCGAGGACGGTGTGGCCACCATCTTCATGACCGGTGCATGTAGTGGATGTGCCATGTCTTCTCAGACACTACATATGGGTATCGAGAACATGCTCACGTACTACGTCAAGGAAGTCACCGCGGTCAAGGGTGTGGAAGATCCGAACTCGACTGTGGATCCCTACTATCTGTAACGGAAGTATAAAAAAAATTTCTGCGAAAAAAATGCGACTTAAATGAAAAAAAACCTTTACAAACACGGAAAACTATGGTATAATAAATTATATTTTTTTAAAGGGAGAAAAATCTATGTTTAATATTACCACCGAACGCAATGCAATCGAACACTATATGGAGACTCATCAGGTCGATGATTTCGTATATGACGGTATTGTAGGCTTGATCGCTTTTGACTTATACTGCACCGATCATCCGGCTTTCATGCTCGAACTCGTATGCGCTCACCTTGACAAAAAGATGGGCATCAACGGCAAGGGCGAAGACTGGCCCAAGCTTCCTAACTTAGTTTAGGAGTCGCCGATGTTTGTAAAACTATATGACGATCTGAATGAGCTTGTACACGTATGCGAATGTAAAGATGCGAAGCACGCACTCGGTATGATAAAATCCGATATTGAAATCTTTTTGAAAGATCGACCTTTATGGAATGTTTCTGTATCTCATGAATTAAGTCAAGCTGAGAAAGATAAAACTTGGGAAGCTTTCGAAGCTATACAGAAATTAATTTCAAATTAAATGCATTTTTTCCTTTACATTAAGTTAAAAGTGTGGTATAATAGTACTATAAAATAAAAAATTAACTATTTAACGGGAGTTTATATAATGATAGTTTCAATTACCTTTAAAAATAATTACGGTGCAGTTCCTTACTCAGCCGCATCGATAGTATCCGAACATACTGATACTCAACGTGCCTTGGAAGATGCCTTCGGTAAAACACAAAATGTTTTTTGTTCTTGGTCCGAAAAGCCAGCAGCCGGCGTAACAGTATGCCATCACAACTTTGATGGTACACCTCTTCGCAGCTCAATGGTTGGAGATGAGTTTACTGTATTCGATGCTGACGGAGCGGCTACAAAGTTTGAAGTTGCAAGAATTGGTTTTAAGGAGGTAGCGTAATGAAATACCATCACTGGGTTTACGCGGCCGACGATTCCATGAATAAAACTTTAAAGACAGTAATCGTAGCAATTTATTGCTACGGTGCTTTCGTATTCTTTAAAGAAATAATTGAAAAATTTTTAAATTAAATGCATTTTTTCCTTTACATCTTAGAAAAACTGTGGTATAATAGTACTATAAAATTAAAAAGGGAGTTTATTTTATTATGAAAATGTTAGCAACAATCTTTATTCTTTTCGCTTGTGTCATGATTATTGGCGCAATCGAAGATCCATGTACTACCGAAGGTCTTGCACCCGGTTGTATCGAAACAAATTCAAATCAATAGCCTTAGGAGGAATATATTATGGCACATCAAGTTGAAACAATGGCGTATGCAGGTGAAGTACCGTGGCACGGCCTAGGTGTAGAAGTCAGCAACGATCTTACACCGAACCAAATGATGAAGAAAGCTGGTCTTGACTGGACGGTCGATCAGATTGATTCATACGCAACTCTACCAAACGGTAAGAAAGTTGCTACAGGCATGAAAGCCTTAGTAAGAAGTTCAGACGATAAAGTCTTGACTAACATCGGTCAGATCTGGAATCCAGTTCAGAACGAACAAGCTTTTGAATTCTTTTCAGAGTATGTTCTCGCCGGTGATATGGAAATGCATACAGCAGGTTCATTGAAAGGCGGACAGATGGTATGGGCTTTGGCTAAAGTCAAAGAGTCATTTGATATCTTCGGCGGTGATAAAGTTGAGTCTTACTTGCTTTTCTCAAACCCTCACTTATATGGTAAGTCTATCGATATTAGATTTACACCAATCAGAGTTGTATGTAACAATACACTTTCACTTTCACTCGAGGCACAGGCTCAAAGGTCTGTAAAAGTCGGCCATAGAGTTGAATTCAACGCAAACGAAGTTAAGAAAGCTCTTGGCATCGCTTCCGATAAGTTGAAGACTTATAAAGAAATGGCTGAGTTTCTTGGTTCTAAGAGATACAACATTGATTCTCTTATTGAGTTCTACAATACAGTTTATCCAAGAACTGCGGATAAGAGAGTACAAAATAAATCTCTTTCTATGGAAACTCTTTCCAAGAATGCCATTGCATGTTATGATGCATTAGAGCAACAACCTGGCGCAAAGTTTGCTGAAGGTTCTTGGTGGCAGGCATTTAATTCAGTAACGTATGTTACAGATCATCTACAAGGTAGAAATTCTGACAACAGACTTTACTCATCATGGTTTGGTGGAAACCAAATTAAAAAAAGAAATGCTCTTAATACAGCATTAAAATTTGCGGAAGTAGCTTAGGCTACTTCTCTTACCTTAGGAGGAAAATATGGGTATTATCGCACTAGTTCTTGGTATGTTCAGTATGGACACTCAAGATTTTAGAAACACAGCCAACTCTCAAATGAAAGAAGGCTACGAATGGGAATACGTCGGTAAGACAAAAGCATCGGGTGTTCCTGCAATCACCATGAAATCTAATGGTGAAGAATATATTTTATGGAAGTTAAAGAAGTGATAGGAAGAAGCGTAGTTAGAGATACTCTAGCCATGTCAATGGGAATGGATAGAGTATTAAATGAAATTAATTTTTGGGAAAGTAAATCCAAAAAAGTCAAGTCAGTAAAGAAAAGACTTGAAAGATTGTATGCAGCTCGTTTACAACTTAAAGAAAATCCTAAAGAGTCAAAAAGTTTAGTAGATCAGTTGAAGGAGATAAACCAATTATGAATAGATTAACGTATATTGCATGTGCAAGCTTAGTATTTTTTACAGGTTCTGCATACGCTAATCAAGTACGAGATCACTATAAGTCTGTCATAAGTCAAACACCTTATACAGTTGAAGTTTGTAGAGATCAAGTCACATCGGGTGACAAGACCGGAGATGCTCTTGCCGGAGCAATTATCGGTGGAATATTAGGTAACAACATCAAAGGAGAAAAAGATGGTGGTGCAATCGGAGCTATTATTGGTGGCATGCTTGGTCATTCAAATAGTAGCGCTAGTGGCGGTGTTAAGAGATACTGCAGGAATCAAACGCGTTATAAGGAAGAGTCTCGAACAGTCTACTCTCATTCGTCAATCACTTTCCAGTACGAAGGAAAAACGTATACAGTCAGGTTTCAAAAATGAGTAGAATGAAACATAGACCAGAAATGATTGCTGCTTGGGCTAAAGAGAATGGTATCCGCGGATACGAACACTATGATCCACAATACCGTGCAGAAGATAGAAAAAAATCTTCTCATAGAAAAAAGTTTAATAAAAGTGTAACATACCGAGATAGACGCAAGTAATACATATTAGTATGAACGAATTAATTAAAAAGGTATGTAAGATGGAACTAGGTAATCCCGTTATAACGGCGCTTGTTGGACTTATAGTTTTTTATATAGGTCTTAAAATGTTTTCCGGTGGAATGAAATCCATGGGAAACTTAGAACACTTAAACTTCTTTTTAGGTAATCCGATTTATATGTTTATAGGTGGAATTGTTATGACACTGCTCTGGCAATCTTCATCATTATCTACCACTGCAATCATAGCTCTTGTTGCAAGTGGAGCTCTCCCACTACCAGCAGCCATTGCCGCAGTTCTTGGAGCAAACATAGGAACTACTGGTACTATATGGCTCGCAGGTTTCTTTGTATCAGACGGCATGCCAAAAGGTGATACGCTACGAATAGCTATAGCTCATAGTGGTGCAAATCTCTTTATGGCAGTAATGCTCTTACCTTGGGTACATCACATCGCAAGATTTCTCGGAAGATTTTAATTCACCCTCCTTTCGGTGATAAGAAGCGCCTCAATGCGAGTCTGAGGCGCTTTTTTAAGTTGTAAACTATTATAAATAGAATCATGTTAAAATTCAAATCATACATGAGATACTTGGAGGAGCGCATGGGGTTTAACGCACTTGATAATTCTGGTTGGCGTGATAGACCCGAAAGATTCGATTTAGTGATGTCAGCTATTGGAAAAATAAAACTTATTAGATCTCCAGACCAAAAAGAATTTATTATTAAAAATACTAGTGATAATAAAAAAATCATTAATGATTACAAAGCTGCAGTTCAAAAAGATATTAAACTAGTTAAGCAATTACCTTCTATAGAAGTTGATACTGATATAGGCAAAATAGAATTGCCTAAGATAGCAAAGTCAACATATTTTGGTGGTAAAGGTAAAGGCGGTGGAGAATCAGGTAAAACATCTGAAGGCGAATCTTTACAATGTGTTATGTTAGCAGCACTTATAAAAAATGGAACAAATAAACCTTATGAATTTTATACGCAAAAGAGTGTAATGGAAGATGCTTATAGAGACGTTGACGTTGATACAAAATTCGATCTTCTTCTTAAGTTAACTGATGATCATCCACAATGGCATAGATCAGGTTATATGATAGGTAAAAAATTAATTCAAAAAGGATACGTAAATAAAGATCATATTTTATATCGTGGTAAAACTAAAATGAAAGAAATTTATAATCTGAAAGCTGCAGCTTATAAATCTGAAGGAAGACCTGGGTTAAGTAATGATAAGTGGAATCCTGGAGATATTTATGCAATTAAAAGAAATGTCGATGTTAGTAAAGTATTGCAAAGCCATTCAGTTGCTTCATTAAATATAAGTTTATCTAAAGCTTTTAGAGATCGTGATATCGTTCCTATATCTCTTAAGTTAGTTCCGGAATTTAAACTTGATGGTAAAATAAAATTAGACGTATATAATTTAGATAGGTTACCAGAAAAACAAAGAAAGTTTAATAAACTTGTACTAGCAAAGAAAACATTTTGGTCAAGTAAAAGTGCAACAGTTTACATTGATGGACAAGAACTCGATTTTAGATCATTCAGTGATTTCACTGCAGTGAATATGGAAATTGGCGGTAAAACCGCAAGAGGTGGTAAAGTTGGTTATGATCAAATTAGATTTGCTGCAAAAGAATTTTTAAGAGCAAGAAATTTACCTGACAACCAAAAGTTAGCAATGGATGCTAGAAAAATTCATACGCAGTTATCTACAGGAAAAATCGGTGCTGAAACAAAAAACTTTTGGAGTGCAGTACAGAGAGCAGATACTAATATAAAAGAAGTAGATTTTTATGACTATCCAAAAACTAGAAAAGCAGCAGATGTTCATTCAAAGTTAGCAACAACATATGTTTGTGATGCTATTATGAAAGCAAATAGTTCTGCAAGAAATAATTTTGCTACAAACGTATTTAATATTGCAGCATCACAAACTGAAGATTCTTCAGTTTATATAAAGGCATACGTATAATGATTAATTTTAAAGAATATATATCAGAACAAAAGAATACACACATGACTCACATCGAGGACAAGGTTCTATACGGCGGTGTTGATGGAACAAGGCAAGCTATACTTGCGTTACGTTCATTGAGAGACATGTTAGCAGGAGTTAAAGATGGAAACGTTAGTGTTAAGTGGGACGGTGCACCCGCTGTTTTCGCTGGTACTGATCCTCGTGACGGTAAATTTTTTGTCGCTAAGAAAGGCATCTTCAACGCCACGCCAAAGGTATATAAAACTAATTCTGACATTGACGACGACACTGGCGGTGATCTTAATGCTAAACTAAAAAAAGCTCTTCAGTATTTACCGGAACTCGGTATCAAAGGAGTAGTACAAGGTGACTTCTTATTTGATTCAAGCGATGTTAAAACTAAAAAACTAAAAGGTAAACCTTATGTTACCTTTCATCCCAATACAATAGTATATGCAGTACCTGCTGGAACTGAAGCTGCTAAAAAAGTTAAGGCTGCAAAAATTGGTATAGTATGGCATACTACATATACAGGTAAAACATTTGAAACTATGAAAGCATCATACGGTGTAGATACTACAAAGTTTAAGAATACTAAAAATGTTTGGTCACAAGATGCAATGCTTAGAGATATGACTCAATTTACTATGACTAAAAAAGATACGGAGGAAGTCAATGCACATCTTAGCAATGCTGGCAAAATTTTTAATAAAATTTCTAGTACTACCTTACGTACTCTCGAAAATAACGAAAAGCTTGCTCAACTTATTGAAACGTTTAATAATACATTTGTACGAAAAGGTGAAGTCATTGGTAACACCAGATCCCACGTTACGAAGTTAATATCACACATAAAATTGAAGTTTCAAAAAGAGATAGATAGTAGAAAGAGCGAAAAAGGTAAATCAGCTCAAGTACAAAAATTAAACGATATACTTAAATTCTTTTCACCACAAAATAAAATAAGTTTAGAAATGATGTTTGAATTACAAAAATCTATAGTTCTAGCAAAATTAAAAATTATAAATATACTTAATAAGTTAAATGGCGCGCAAACGTTTCTTAAGACTCGCGATGGGTATAAGGTAACGGGTCAAGAAGGGTATGTGGCCATTGACAAACTTGGTGGTGATGCAGTGAAAATAGTTGATCGTATGGAATTCTCATATGCCAACTTTTCACCAGAAATTATAAAAGGATGGGACAAGCCGGGGAGGAACTAATGGCACCATTAGATTTTAAACATATGACGTCTGTAGATTATAAGCCAGGCGAACCAGATGAAGTCAAATACTACGCTCAGAAACGTAAGAAGCAATATCACGGAAATGAGAGCGTACAATCAGCAGATAGAAAACCAGAAAAATATGTTAAGCCTGACGGTAAGGTCGGCATACGTATGGTTAAGACTGACAAAGAAATTGTCAAAAAAGAAGCCTCGGTTCTTAAACCAACTAAACCATCTGACATAACTAAACACGCTAGAACACTAGCAAAAAATCCTGGTGATTATGAACGTAATAAGAAAAAGTATATTGATAAAGCTCGTGCTAAAGTATTTAGAATGTATCCTAAGGAAAGCTTAAACGGTTTGATGAAAGAAGACATGTCAATTAATGAAAAAATGTTACCTATTGTAAAAGTAATGAGAAAAAACAAAAGACTAATTGATAATGAACTAGGAGCTAGTCATAAAGACTATAAAGCTTATGTTATGATTGATGATGAGTATTTAGATCGTCTTAATGATTCTCAATCAGAACTTATTTTTTCAAGCTTGAAAAAAAATAAAGGTGTTGCATATCCAGAAGATGATATTACAGCATATTTCAAAAATGAAAATAATGCTAAACAATTTGTAAAGGATCTGGGAGGACCAGGTTCTATGTATGGAAAGTATGGTCGTCTCGATATTAATCTCACGGCTCTTGGCAGAGGTATTAAAAAAGAAAGTATTGAAGCTACTTGGCCAGATGAGATGCCAAATGATGTAGATGAAGCGTTAAACCTACAACAAAGAATGAAACGCTCAAGACTTATGAAGCGTTTAAAGACGAGAATTAAAATTGGTCGTCAAAGAGCTATGAGAAAGATGGCTAATAAAAAGACTCTTGAAAAAAGATCAAATCGACAAGCCCGTGCACAAATTGCAAAGAAACTTACACGTGGTATACCTAAAGGCGAATTGACATTTGCTAGGAAGAAAGAAATCGAAAAGAGATTAGAAAAGCCGGCGCTACAGCAGAGAATAAAAAGACTAGCTAAAAGATTATTTAAGGACGTACGTAAGAAAGAAGTACAGAGGAAAAAAGGTTAATGATAAATTCGTTTAGATCATTTCTTATTGAAGAAGACAAAACCGTATACTTTACGTTTGGACGTATGAATCCACCTACATCAGGTCATGAAAAGTTAATGAATGAGTTATCTAAAAAATCAGGTAGTAACCCATATAGAGTGTATCTATCTCAATCTACAGATAACAAGAAAAACCCTTTGAACTATAACTATAAAATTAAGACAGTCCGTAAATTTTTTCCAAAGCATGCCAGAAGTGTAATGCTTGATAAGAAAGTTAAGAATGTATTTGATGCAGCAACTAAATTGTATTCAGAAGGATATAAGAATATCAATATGGTTGTTGGCTCAGACAGGATTAATGAATTTAAAAAGTTATTAGAAAAATACAATGGTGTAAAAGGAAGACACGGACTTTATAAGTTTAACAAAATAAATGTAATTTCAGCTGGAGACCGTGATCCGGATGCAGATGACGTATCAGGTATGTCAGCATCAAAGATGAGAAGTTTGGCGAGTAAAGGAGACTTTACACAATTCTCACAAGGATTACCTAGAAGTGTTTCGAATAATGAAGCTAAGAAAGTATATAATGAAGTACGCCGTGGAATGGGATTAAAAGAACAAAAAGAATATAAAACTACATTACACTTTACTCCAGTCTCTGAAGAAAGAGAGGCATATGTTAAAGGAAATCTGTTTGATATTGGCGATAATGTTGCTTTCGTGGGCAGTGACGAACTCGGTAATGTTACCAATCTTGGAAGCAATTATGTCATTGTAGAATCTAATGGAAAGACTTATAGAAAATGGTTAACTGATATTCAACTAGTAGAAAAGAAAAAAGAAGCACCTAAAAAAGTTAGGCAAGACCCAGATGTCAAGAAAGCACCGGGTACACAACCTGCACCTTACTATGGTGGACTATCTAAATCAACTAAGAAAAAAAGATTAGCACATTTTAAAAAGTATTCTAAATATGATGATGACAATCCAGCTGCTTATAAAAAAGCACCTGGTGATGCAACTGCAAAAACTAAACCAAGTAAACATACTTTAAAATATAGAAGAATGTACGGTGAAGATGCAGTTGAGTTCGCAAAGAAAAAAATTGAAAGAGAAAAAATGGTCGATAAAATAAAACATGCTAGAATGTTAGATCGAGCAAAAGTAAGAAAAATTAAAAACAGGAGTAAAGCAGATGCTTAAATTTAAAACCTTTGATGAGTTACTTGAGAATGAAGGACTCAAAAAGAAATCGGCTAAGTCTGGTATATCTTATGGAACGCTTAAAAAGGTATACAATAGAGGCATGGCTGCTTGGAGAACAGGTCACAGACCGGGAACTACACCGCAACAATGGGGAATGGCAAGAGTCAATTCATACATTGGAAAAGGTAAAGGTACTTACTACGGTGCCGATTCTGATCTTAGTGGTAAAGGTAAGAAGAAAACAGAATCAGTAGGTGAAGCACATGATCCTAAACATGTAAAGCAAGCTATCGGTATTGCATCTGATCCTCGATATAAAAAAGGTAATATGACTGGTGCGGTTAAAGCTATGAATAAAATTTCCAAAGATATCGATAAACATCCTCAGGTTGCAGCAGTTCTTAGAAAACAAAATGAAGCTACTGTAAAAGAAATATCAAAAAGCGCATTAGACAGATATATTAAAAAGGCTGATATTGATAAATCTAAAAAGCATGTACGAGCAGACGTAGGTAAGATATCAAGAGATGACGCACATAAGAATCAAGTAAAACGTAACAAAGGTATTGAATTAGCTAAAGCTAAAATGAAACCTGCTAAAGTTGCTGCAGAAGCTACTGTAAAAGAAATATCTAAAAATCTAGCAAAGAGTTATATGGGTAAGGCTGCAAGGGATATGTATCATAAAGGACAAGATCAAGGTAATAAAGATGCAATAAGTCGTTTAGGCGGTCCGGATCAAGATTATATGAAAAGTCCTGAAAGAAAAGCTGCAATGCGTGTACGCGGTATAGACAGAGCTACAAACAGACTTATGAAAAAAGAAGCAATGTCTGATGCTGAAAAGAAAGCACATGACGCAGCAATTGCAGCATTTAAAATGAAAGGTGGCAAAGTAAAAAAACTTCCACCCGGATACGCTGATGGCTACCACGGTAAAGCAGATCCTGGCGCAGGTATCAAAGGTATGATATCCAAAGCTGATACAAAGGATTTTGGAACTAAGAAAAAAGTTAGGAGCATGAAATGAGTTTAAGAAGAGCAATAGAAGAGGTACGTGAAAATTCACAACCTTTAGAAGAAGCTACTAACATGTATACCGATGACATAACTGGTTTTCAGATTGATAGATTTGCTGGTAAAAAAGGACCTAGCTTTCAAATCAATTACGGAAGAGGTAAAGGTAAACATATACAAATTCCAAAGAGTGATATGAAAAGAGTCATCACTCAAATGACAAAGGCGATGAACGCAAAATAGGAGCTAAAAATGAGAGATTTCTTTGAATTAAGACAGCAAATGAATGAAGAACATAGTAAAACAAATAAAGCGTCTATGACTATTAAACATGGCTATGATGAAGGTGATGGTCCAGATAATAAAAAATTTGCAAAGTATATTAATAAAAATACAGGCGCTACAGTTAAGCATCATAAAGATGGTAGCACAATGTCTTTTCATGGAAGTGATCATCAAATACATAAAGCTTTACAAATTCATCACTCTGATGATAAAAAAGGATTAGGCGATTTAAATTATCATAAAAAAGGTATGACACATTCTGACGATCATGTTGATGGTCAGCATACATACAAGAAAGAAAAGTAAATGCCATTAGATCCAAAAGACGGAATCGGTTCTTACATCAAAGACTTTAAGAAGTCTAAGGCTCCTCAGTTTAAGGGTAAGAGCGATAAGAAAAGAAGAGACATGGCGATCGCTGCATATCTTGATGCTAAGCGTGGACCACAAGAAGCTAAGCTTGCAGGTAATGCATTAAAGTTATTTGGGCAATTAAATCGTAATGGTACAAAACCAGAACTCGATAGAAACGAACCAAAGAACGAACTGTCTATGATGAAGAGGTTTAAAGCTAAAACACGAAGAGCTTTAGTAGGCCCAAGCACTAAGAAGAAACCATTAATGTTTAGGACTATGGGTAAAGATGCTAGAGACATGCAAAAGAAAGCTGATGCTATTACAATACTTAAAAAAGCTGATGATACTAAAATGGCACTTGCTAAACGTGCTTTAAGGAGAGAAGATACAAACTTTAAAGTAGAGATCGATGGTCTTCCAACAATGTACATGAAAGCCAAAACACCCGGTGAACTTAAACAACAATTACGTAAGATTGTTAAACAACCTTCATTAATAAAAGATGTTGATAGAATAGAAGTGTCTAAAGTTAAGAAAGCTTATAGAGATAAAGCACAGGGTAGAGAAGTTAAAGAATACAAATATGATTATGGTACACCAGAATCTGTAAAGCTTATGAAGAAAATAACACCCGGTCAAAAGGAAGCTACAGATGCACCTAAAGGTCCAGAGTCTTATGAATCACAATATAAGAGAAGACTCGTAAAGACTACAGATCCTGAACATAAAGAAAAAGGATTTAAGTATAGAATCAAAGGTAAGAAAGATAGTAGCCTTACTAAAAAATTATACAAAACAAAACCCGGTCAAGCCGAATTTAATAAACAAATGAAAAGGATTGCAGGTCATGAGTTTGGATAGATTTAAAAAGTTTATAGAAGAAAAAGACCCTAGACTAAAAAGAGCAGGAGTTGCTGGATTTAATAAAGCTAAACGAACACCCGGGCATCCTACAAGTAGTCATATCGTGGTTGCTAAACAAGGTGATAAAGTTAAGACTATACGATTTGGTCAACAAGGTGCTGAAACTGCAGGCGCTCCTAAGAAAGGAGAGTCCGATAGAATGAAAGCAAAACGTAAATCATTTAAAGCTCGTCATGGCAAGAACATCGCTAAAGGAAAGATGTCAGCTGCGTATTGGGCAGACAAGGAGAAATGGTAATGGTCAAAGGTTGGATAAACGAAAGAATTAAAGAAAGAACAAGTATGGACGGAGCAGTTTGTATTGCTCTTGGTCTTATGATTTTATTTTTATCACCACTCGCAAAGATTGCAGCAGGCATTGCAATTGCCTATGGTGTTTGGACTATTTGGAAGAGTGAGTAATGGCAAAAGCTTTTAAAACTGTTTTAGAACATGAAACAATAAAACATGGTACATCTATTGGTCGTAAGCCAACTACTTCCACTATGAATAAACATAAAAGAAGAAGTTTAAAACGATATAGAGGACAAGGAAAAAGGTAGTGGCCACAGAAACAAATGAAACAAGACTCGACAGGATAGAGTCTAAAATAGATAAGTTAGCAGATGCTATGATATCTTTAGCAAGAGCAGAGGAGAAGATAATAGCATTACAAGACGACCACGATAATATGAGAGATCGTATGAATAAACTCTCTGTTAAACTAGACGAGATACAGAAAACTTGTGATGAAAACGCAAGGACTGTTAGTATTATAAATAAAGTTGTATATGTGGCTGTTGCCGCAGCAATAGGAACCTACGTAACTCACGTATGGATGTAAAGGAGAAAAAAATGGAAGAAAGTTTCAAGTATCATATACCTGAAGATATTCCAGCAAATGAAAGAACTGCCTTCCATGGCGCGGCAGCTGCAGCGGCAAAAGACGGAAAGAAGAATTTCAGCTTTGGTGGAAAGACTCATCCGGTCACTATGAAAAAAGATTTAGCAAATAAAATTGCAGATCAAAAAGAATCAGTTAACGAAAGCTTTAGTTATCATAATGACATGGCAAAGGCTCATAAAAGCCACGCTATGCGTCATAATTCCGAATTTCATCATGGAAATCATAATTATGATGACGAAGATATGCACGGCCGCGCTATCGATATTCATAAACAAGCACATGCTGCTCATATACAAGCTCGTAATTTATCTTCTTATGATAGTAAAGGAGAATATAAGAAAGCTGCTAAAGATGCTCATTCATTAAGTCAGACAGCTATTGGAACAACTAAAGACGCTGGAAAATTTAAGACAGGTAAACCTAAGCATAGTTTTCCGAAGCTAGTGTCGCACACTAAACTCGCTAAAGAGAGCACAATGTCTTTTAGAGAAAAACTAATGTCATTATACGAAGGTGATAGAGCAGCTCATTATAAGAGTGCAACTAAACCAGAAGAGTATGATGAAAAGCAAAAGTCTTCTAAAGGTGCAATGGACATGATGAAAACACCAAAGAGTGTTGAAGCCGATGGTATGAAAGCTGCAAAAGATACTGCAGATGCTATCAAGAAAAGTGCACCCGGAAAGAAGATGAGAAAAGGTGATCAGAACAAAGGTGATCTTAGTATCAAACCTAGTGCAACACCAGTAAAAGATCCATCTGCAAAAATAGTTACAGCCGAAGAATACGGAATGTTTGGAAAGAAGATAAACAATAGCTTATTAGATGCTGTAGCAATGGTTGAAGACATGAATAAAATTCATACTGTTGATATTGATCACACTACAGGCAAAGCAGGTAGCCATGAAAAAAAGCATGGTATCACTATCAAGAAAAATCCAAAAGCTGGTCCAATGGCAGTAGATGCTACTGGTACTAAAGCTAACTTACAAAAGTACTTAAAGAAACATTATGATGGGGAGCATAAAACAATGCACCCTGAAATTTATAAGTAAAAGGAAATAATATGGCAATATCACCACCTAACTTTCAAAAAGATGCAGTACCTACTCCATCTGGTTGGAGACATCCTAGGACAAATGAACTATTGGTTTCAAGGAAAATAACAAGTGATCAAATAGATGAATATTACGGTGTTAAACCTACAGTCTCTATGCTAAAGGAATCTCCTACAACAATGGAAGAAGCTACTGCAGAACTTATTGTAGATGATACACTCCCAAGTGAGTTAGGGTCTATGACAAAGATAGAACTTGAAGCAATAGGACGTGAACACGGCGTTGAACTTGATAGAAGAAAAAATAAGGCAGATTTAATTCAGGAGCTTAAAGAAGTACTTTAAATTTTGAATATATATTTTTATGTTAAGATTTAAAGAACTAACTGAAAAGAATTTGATACTGTATGCAGCTAAGCACTATAGTAACCCAAAGTTTTCTGATATAGATGATTTCAATGAAGATTTGAAAAGATTCAAATATATCAAGAGATTATTGAATCGTTATATCGAATCAGACGAATTATCTGAACGACTTATATTAAATCATTTAATAGTGATTTTTAATATGTTTGGTATTGAAGCTGCTTTGAATATATTAGATTTAAAATTAGAAGAAAAGCATTGGCCAGTAGTGAAACCATTTTTAATATTTTTAAATTATATTACAAATGATCAATATACAGGAATTACGATGGATCCTAATGTGGTTGATGTTTTAAGGAAGATTTAATGGGAATACTAAAAAGAGCGGCAGACATTACATACACTTTTCGATTCATACGCATGATGGCTATGGATTGGAAAGATTGGGACGCTTATAAATTAGGTATCATTGATGAAAACGGTAAAAGACAGAAAGATGTAAAATTGGACGACGATGAAAAAAAGTCTGCTTATACTCCTTTTATTCGCCTTGCCGCTAACCTTAAAAGGCTCGTTGCAAAACTTCCAGGAGGTGGAAGTAAACTCGGATCTTTTGCGTCAGCGCTTTTCCTCATTAAAGAAAAAGTCGGACAAAAAGGAATAGAAAATATTTGTGAAAAATGTCACATCGAAGTATTAGATTTTTTAAATGAGAAGAATGAATGGTTTGTGCTAGATGAAAAACAATTATCACCGGGCATTTACAGAGTTAAGAATGCTAAACTTATAAATGAATCTTGTGCAGAGTTAGTTTGGCCAAAAGATCAAGTACGAATACAAGATGAATGTTATCCTGTAGGTGATGTCTTTGGTGTAGATATATATGAAGCATTACACGTAAATACAAACAAACAAGTATATGTAACTGCAAGCGAATTAATTAGATGAGAATAGCTGGTAGACAAAAAGGTGACAAAGTAAAACAATATACACATGTTGTGGTACAACCAAGTGCTCCAAAGTCTCGTTATACATTTGCATATTATAGTTCTGAAACGAAAGCTAAAGCTGCACAGAAAAAATATGAACCTTTAGTAGGCAATCCTTTACGAGTTGTAAAACAATCAGGTAAAAGCGCAAAAACCGATATGATGGAAGCCACAAAAAGAATACCAAGAAAGAAAGGCCAAGCAGCTAATAGTAAAAAACATAGTGATTTATATACTGATGAGAATCCAAAAGGCACGATTCATGGTTTGAAGTTTGCTACTGTTGATGATGCTAAAGCATCGGTAGCTAAAATAAAAAACTCAGGTAAAAAACATGCTCATCAAATACAAGCAGCAATTGCAATGGAACAAAGAGCGAGAGTTATGGGTAAAGCCGGACCAGCAGCTGTTTATCGAGCATTTATAAACAAAATGAAGAAGAAGACAAAAGCTATGCAAAAAGAAAACATTGAAGAAAAAAATAAAGGTTTATGGCATAACATTCGTATGCGTAGAGCATCTGGAAAAAGAATGAGAAAGAAAGGTGAAAAAGGTGCACCTTCTCCAGAAAACATGAGATCAGCTCAAGCTGCGAGTGAAGATGTCCCTTCAACGAGTACTGCATCAATTCCAAACCCCGCAACGACAGCCATGGGTCCAAGGCATGTACACGATAAAAGATTACGTAGAGATAAATTTCCAGTGCTCTTAAAGAAATTTAGAAAATACATCGAAGACCATTATGGCTAGGCTATATATTCTAATATTCATTATCGGCATAATCGGTATAGTAGGTTATGGCGCAAAATATTACTATGACACTACTCAAAACAGAATAGCAGTTCTCACTAAAAATAATGCTACGCTTACAGCGGCAGTTGAAACATCTGAAAAAAGTATTACAGCTTTAAAGGGTAATATTCAAAAGATGTCTGATCTAAATAACAAACTGCAAATTAAATTACAAAATGCAGAAGCTTATGGTGATGAACTTAGAGAAAAATTAAGTAAACTAGATTTAGTAGTAGAAGCTTTAAAAGATTCAAAAGTTTTAGAAGGAAAGATGAATGGCGCAAGTTTTAAATTGTGGCAAGGTATCATGGAAGAAACTGGTCGTAATGTTGATAAGTCTAACAAGCCTAGCTGGTTGCAGCGGCCTGAGGATGGAACCGGAAATAAAGACGGTAACGAAGATAGAACAAATAACGATACCAGTAGTAGCGAGACCAAAACCATTAAGACTAAATAATACTCGAGTTTTTGTAGTCACTAAAGATAATTACGAAGAGTTTGTAAAGGACTTTAAAGAAGTTTACGGTGACTTAGCTTATGTTGCATTAAGTATGAAAGATTATGAAAACTTAGCAATAAATATTGCAGAAATGAGAAGATACTTAAATCAACAGAAAGAAATCATAATTTATTATGAGAAAGCTGTAAAACCTAAAGAGGAGAAAAAGTAATGGAATTTATAATAGATCAACTTGTCACGTGGTGGCAATTTACTGTGGTTGGTGTACTAATTATTATTGGATTTATAGTTAACATGTTCGGTGTTGATTGTGATGATGTCATTATTGGATTTGAATATAAAGAAATGCCAAAGCTACAACCTATAGCAATACCTACAGCAGGTAAAGGTTTTTGGGGAGCAATATGGATGTGGCTAATGGGTACACGTAATTGGACGGTTGCAGAAGACTGGGTTTTTAGAATGGAAGGAGATTGGTATGTCATTCCAGCAGGATTTACTTTTGACGGTGCATCTATTCCAAAATTCTTACATACGTGGCTATCACCTACAGGCGTATTGTTAATGGGTGGATTAGTACATGACTTTGCATACAAGTATGAAACATTATTGAAAAATACTAAAACTAAAAAGAAAACTATAGGAAATATTACTCAGAAAAAAGCAGATCTAATATTTCGTGATATTAACATTGAGCAAAATGGATTTCATCTATTAAATAAATTAGCTTATTGGGCTTTAAGAATAGGTGGATTTGTTGCTTGGAATAAACATAGAAAAGTAAACGCAAAAATCATATAGGAGATTAAATTGAAAGCAGGCGATCATTTATTATTAGCAGCTAAGAAACATGCTGAAGGACAACTTGAAGTACATAAGGCTAACATTAAAGTATACCAAACTATGCCGGCCGGTATAGGAGAACACAGTGATGTAACTGAAGCTGTAATTGCAGAACTCGATAAGATGGCTTCGGCACATGATAGAATTGAAATGATAGAAAAATATTTTTCAAAAAATGATTAAAAAGTCCTTTACAAAGATTCATTTTTAATATATAATAGATACAAATAATCAAAAAGGTAAGAGGTAAACGAGATGCAACAATTTGTTGACACAAGGAATTTTTTGTCTCAAACGAAGTTTTACGAAGGCTACTCAAGATATAAAGAGAGCGAAGGAAGATATGAAACTTGGGATGAGGCTGTAGATCGTGTAATCGATATGCACGAACAAAACTATATTACTAATAATAATAGACTACAACCATTTGTAGAAGAAGCACGTACAGCATATAAAGAACAGCGTGTTCTTGGTGCTCAAAGAGCTCTACAGTTTGGTGGTGATCAATTAATGAAACATCAAATGAGAATGTACAACTGTACATCTTCATATATTAATAGGCCGGAATTTTTTGGCGAGGTATTCTATATCTTGTTATGTGGTGCTGGTGCAGGTTTCTCTGTACAAAAGCATCATATCAAAAAATTACCGAAAATTCAAAATAGAACTAAACAAGCGAAAGGTTATATAGTTGAAGATTCAATTGAAGGTTGGGCTTCAGCATTAGACATTTTAATGTCATCTTTTTTCGTTGGTGGAGGTAAATATCCAGACTACGAAGGAAGAAGAGTTTTCTTTGATTTATCGCAAATAAGACCTAAAGGTGCTAAAATATCTGGCGGCTTTAAAGCACCAGGACCAGAAGGTTTACGTAAATCACTAGATAAAATAGAACATTTACTTCAAGGTATTGTATTAGATTCCAAAGAACCAACACCGTTAAAACCTATAAACGCATATGATATTACAATGCATGCAGCTGATGCTGTATTGTCGGGTGGCGTACGTAGGTCAGCAACAATTTGTCTTTTCTCACCAGATGATGAAGAAATGATGAATGCTAAAACTGGTAATTGGTTCATGGATAATCCTCAAAGAGGAAGGTCAAATAACTCTGCAGTTATTGTAAGAGATAAGACCACACCAGAAGAGTTTGGAAAGATCATGGAATCAGTCAAGCAATTTGGTGAACCCGGATTCGTTTTCGTTGAGTCTACAGAACATACTACAAATCCATGTGTGGAGATTGGTATGTATCCTCAGATCAATAAAAAGTCAGGTTGGCAAGGTTGCAACCTAACTGAAATCAACGGAGGCAAATGCAATACCGAGGAGGACTTTTATAAGGCATGCCGAGCAGCGTCTATCCTCGGTACCCTACAAGCAGGGTACACAGACTTTAAGTTTTTAACCGATACTTCTAAATTGATATTCGATAGAGAAGCATTACTTGGAGTCTCCATAACTGGATGGATGAATAATCCAGATATTCTTTTTAATGAAAAGATACTTGAAAAAGGTGCAAAAATTGTTAAAGAAGTTAACAAAGAAGTTGCACAGATAATAGGTATTAATGCAGCTGCAAGAACAACTTGTGTAAAACCAAGTGGTAATGCATCCGTATTATTACAAACAGCGTCGGGTATTCATGCCGAACATTCGAATATGTACATTAGAAATGTGCAGATGAATAAAGAATCAGAAATTACTCAAGCAATCATGAAGACTAATCCATATATGGTTGAAGAGTCAGTATGGTCATCAACAGGTACTGATGTAGTTGTTTCATTTCCAATACTACCTAAGAAAGGTTCAATGTATAAAGATGATTTGCTAGGTATTAAACACCTTGAACTTGTTAAGAAAGCTCAAAAGCATTGGGTTGAAACTGGTACTAATGAAGATCTTTGTGCAGATAAAGGTATAAGACATAACGTATCAAATACTATCATTGTAGATGATTGGGATAATGTAGAAAAATATGTTTATGAAAATCGTGATGCATTTGCAGGTATTTCATTTTTAGCAATGACTGGCGATAAAGACTATAATCAAGCTCCTAATACAGGTGTCATTGATTCCAAGACTATGGTTAAGAAATATGGTGATGCATCTATATTTGCTTCAGGCTTAGTTGTAGATGCACTTAAAGTATATCCAAACCTATGGGATGCATGTTCAACTGCACAAGGCTTTGGTTTAGACTTATCAGTAGAGTCTTCAGAGAATTCTGCTAGAAAAGATTGGGTGCGTAGATTTGAAAACTTTGCAGATAATTATTGTGATGGAGATACTAAAGTATCTGAAGGTTGTCTAAAAGACGCATACCTATTGCATAAATGGAAAAAGATTCAATCAAATTTAAAACAAATTGATTGGAAAGAAGATATAACAGAAAAGAAGTATACCGATGTTGATACACTCGCTGCAGCCGCATGCGCAGGTGGTGCCTGTGAAATCGACTTCTAAGATAGTTTCACCTTGCGTAAAAATATGTAAAGTTGAAAATGAACTATGTATTGGATGTGGAAGAACTACTCATGAAATAGCTGAGTGGTTTAAAGCATCTGATAGAAGAAAGAGAGAGATCATTGAAGGATTACAAAATAGAGTGTGAAGAGTGTGATGAAATAACATATGTAGCATCTTACAAAGAACCTACTTTCTGTTCAATGTGTGGAAGAAGAGCAGAGCCAGAGGAAGTTGAATCATCTGAATAAATAACATTATGTGGCATTACAATAATAAACTATTTGAAACTACGCCAGAGGAGTATCAAGGCTTTGTATACGAAATCACAGAAATCGACACCGGTAAAAAATATATTGGAAAGAAGAATTTCTGGAAACCTAAAACGCTCCCCATCACTAAAACACGTAAGAGACGCGTACGAACACGTACTGAATCTGACTGGAAAGAATATTACGGATCATCAGATGAAGTACGTAGACTTGTGGAATCACGAGGAGAGAAAACCTTCAGTCGAAAGATCTTAAGACTCTGTAAGACTAAAGGTGATATGTCATATCATGAAGCAAAACTACAATTTGATAATGATGTACTATTACGTGAAGATTATTATAACAACTTTATAGGTTGTAAAATACACGCGAAGCATTTAACAAGTTAATCACTTTTTCCTTTACTTTTGTTGAAAACTATAGTATAATAGATCTATAAAGTAAAAAAGTATTTAGAACACATCTGCACCAGCAATTGGTACAGGAACATAGTAACTAAATACAGGAGAAACTAATGTCTAAAAAAAATAAATCCAATATTATCGATTTCAAAAAAGCAACCGCTAAAAAATTTAATGACGAAAATGAAATAGTTTTTACCGTTGAAGATCAAGACTATGAGCTTGGCGAAATGGTTCATCAATCTCATAATGATAACGGTATCGAATTTATATTTAAGTTGGAGGAAGTTGAAGATGAAGAAACCTTTCACTAATATTGATCTACTTAAAAAGCAACTAGCTGAAGAAACTAAAGAAAAGTATACTTTATATAATCGTATAAAAGAACTTAGAGCGCAGCTGGATGCTTTGCAAAATAAAAGTTCAGAGTTATCATCTAACTCTGGACCAGATGCTATTCAAAGAGATAAAACATAATTAACATGTTAATCACTTTTTTTAAATTAAATGCATTTTTTCCTTTACATCTGCTAAAAAATATGGTATAATATATCTATTAAAAATTAAAAAAGCGGAGAAACTAAAATGCAAATTCAAAAAGAAATCAAAGATATTCAATTCGATAATGATGGTGTATCAGAAGCCATCGTTATGGCCTCAGCTGCCGGTTGGTATGTTGGCAAGATAGATAAGTCCGAAGGATTTATCCAGCCGTACAACAGGTACAGTGGTTACTTTGCCACTCCTGAGGAGGCACAAAAGGAGCTAGAGCTTTATGCCTAGTCCTTCCGAGATACAATCAATGCTTCCACTATTTTTTCAACTCCTCTTCTTCGCGGTAGCTGGAGCATTGATTGTAGGAGTATTCTTTTCCATAGTTGGTTGGTTCTTTCGTAATGCACTAATTATCATGATTGTTGTAGGTATACTATTTGCAATCAACTATGGATATATTGATTTAACTAAATTATTTGGAGCCGTAAATTATGACAATGCATCTGTTACCAGTTTATTACAATAACAATAGTACTAAAAAGAAAAAGCCTTTCCGCAAAGCCGGTTGGCAAAAAGCTCAAGCTGAACATGATAAGTGGCTTATGTCACGCGGTGTACATCCTAGTCAACTTAAAAACAAAAAGAAAGATTCAGGCATTAGTGCTCCTAATTACAAGGAACACTCACGTTCTCTACCAACAAGCAACTATGTAGGTAAAGTTGTTGGTAAGTCTAAAACAAATGCGTACACAGGTACATTCATTACAGGTATCGCCACCATGCATAAATCTAACATGGTACCTGTAACTAAAGATGCAGATCCTAAAGAGTACTCAACAATGAGGAGAAATTAATTTGCATTTTGTGCATTTTTTCCTTTACATTTACGTAAAACTGTGGTAGAATATAACTATAATAAAAAATCGGGAGTTTATATTATGTTTAATTATGATACAATTATCAAACAACTAGAAGCTATGTCACCAATTCACCAAGATGAGTTTGCACAAAAGCTCATCGAAAAGAACAGTGGATTGGCAGCAGCCATATCTACTAAAATCAACATTGCTCATCAGGATAAGTATTACACCGATACTGAAGCAATGCAAGAGTCTCTTAAATTAAGAGGTCATGCATAATGAAAAATCCTATAGCAAAATATCTAATGTGTTCTTATGCATATTATAAGCTGGATAAAAATTTAATAACTGATCACGAGTTTGATCAGTTAGGTAAAGACATTCTTGCTAACTATGATAATATACAACATATGCATAAACACTTAGTTACTAGAGAAATGTTAGATGCTGGTACATACTTAGGCGAATATCCTAATATGGTTATTGGCGCTACACATGATTACATCAAAACACATAACATATAGAATGGGAGTTTAATATGGGTTTACAAGCACTAAAAGGTAAAAAGACTAAAAAGAAAGTATTAAGAGCAAGAGCTAGAACTGGTTTAGCTGGTGTTCCAATTGATAAAGGATTTGATGCAGTAAAAGATTATTTTCATTTACAAGTTGATAAGAAAGATTGCATAAGTCAAATTAAAACTTGGATTAAGAAAAACTTTCCACAACCATCTAAATATATTTTAGCTAATCCAGAATATCATTTTACTATGACACATCATGCAGCTACAGCTTTTTGGTATAACAACGATTTAAATAAAACAGTTGAGTCTGATAAAGCTCCAGATTTCTTATCTCATTTGTTTGACAAGATGATACCATTAATCGAAAAAGGTAAAATCATTTACAAAGAAAAGCAAGCTGAAAGAAAAGCTAAAAGTAATATAATTACTATATCACCACAAGAAAAATTAGTACGTAAGATTAATAATACTATTATGCAAGAATTACTTGAACTAGAAGACAAGTGGATCGATGGTGACGAAGCCACAATCAATATATATGATAGATTCAAGTACCACGGCCTAACGAATACAGCTATAAGCCACGTTAAGCCTATGATTGAGGGTTGGCTCCTTGACTATGAGGATGCTTACCACAAACGATGTGATCAAGCAGTTGAAGGTTACTCCCACCTAAAAAGGTCAACTCTCAATCAACGAATTAAAATATGTACTGCAATGTTGGAAGACTTAGAAAGAATTAGGTCTGCAACTAAAGCATCAAGAAATGTTAAAATCAAAAGACCTAAGTCAGTTGATAAGCAAGTTGCTAAAGTACAATATAAGAAAGAAGATATCGATTTCAAAATCGTATCAATCAATCCAATTCAAATACCTACAAAGACAAGGTTATATGCATTCAATACTAAAAGTAAAATGATTATTGAATATGTTACCGAAAGTCCTAATGGATTTGAAATATCTGGTTCAACCATTAAGAATATTTCAACAGGTTTAAGTAGAACAGTGTGTTTACGTAAACCACTTGATTTCTTACCGATTGTTTTACAGAAAACACCAAAGCAAATAAATGATGCTTGGGAAACTCTTAAAACTAAAACGAAAGTACCTAATGGTAGAATCAATAAAGATACAATCTTACTAAGGGTTTTAGACAAATGAAAATAGAAGAACAATTTTTAACAAAGTCTAAATTTACAAAGCTTATCGAAAGTACAGTTGGTGAACTTAAGATACCATATATGGATGCTATCATTAAAGTCTGTGAAACTAATGATATCGAAATAGAAGATATCCGAAAGTTCATATCACCTGTCATTAAAGATAAGCTTGAAGCAGAGGCAATGGACTTAAACTTTTTACCTAAAAAGAATTCCATTGACTCATCACTATTTGAGTAGTCGTATATATAATACTACACAATGTAATAATACAGTTAATATTTCAGCAAATAAGGAGACAATACTATGTCATTTGAAACATTAAAACGCAATCGCGGTTCAAACATCAATAAAATTATAGAAGCAGCACAATCCGTTGGCGGAGGCGAACAAAAGTCTTACGTAGATGAAAGAGTGTGGAAACCTACAGTTGATAAAGCAGGTAATGGTTATGCCGTTATCAGATTTCTTCCGGGTGCAGATGGTGCAATACCATTTGTAAGATATTGGGATCACGGCTTTAAAGGTCCAACTGGTTTATGGTATATTGAAAACTCACTTACATCAATAGGTCAAACCGATCCAGTCGGTGAATTAAATTCAAGGCTTTGGAATTCTGGTATTGATGCCGATAAAGAAAAAGCAAGATCTCAAAAAAGAAGATTACATTATGCTACAAACATATATGTAGTTCAAGATCCATCAGCACCTCAAAACGAAGGTAAAGTATTTCTATATAAATTTGGAAAGAAAATCTTCGATAAGATTATGGATAAAATGAATCCGGAGTTTGCAGATGAAACTCCAATGGATGCATTTGATTTTTGGGAAGGTGCTAACTTCAAACTTAAGATAAGAAATGTTGAAGGTTATAGAAACTATGATAAGTCAGAGTTTGCTTCTCCATCTCCTTTTCTTGAAAGTGATGAAGCTAAACTTGAAGAAGTGTATAACCAAATGCACGATATTACTGAGTTCACTAATCCAAAGAACTACAAGACATATGATGAACTTAAAGCTAAATTGATGAGAGTTCTTGGTGAAGAAATGAATGCAGGTTCATATTCAGTAAAAGAAGAAATCAAGATGAATGATCCAGTTGCAGCAGTTGAACCTGTTACAGTTGAAGAAATCAGTTCTGAAGATGAAGACACCATGTCTTATTTTGCTAAGTTAGCAAAGGAAGATGCTTAGAATAATCCAGCTGCGTTATGCGCTTGAGTACCAAACATATTTCTAGGATCATTGGCGCCGGATGAGTTAATAGCAAATCCGGCGCTGTTGTATACATTACCTGAGTTTACTGTGTTTGTAGAAATAACATTACCTCCACCTTCTGATGGATTGCTACTAGCAGTCACTGGTTTACTACTTGGTGTAATTGCTGGACCAGCAGTCGGTACTATATTTGTTTTGCCAAGAGTAAAATTAATCTTTTGTACTTGTTTTACTAAATCGTCTGTCTTTAATGCAGGATCTAAAAGTCCGCCACTTCCTTCTTCTCCAAACTCTATTTTTCCACCTAAATTTAGACCTCGTGCTATTTTATTAAGTAATCCGGGTTTTTTAAATTCACCACCGTTAGCCATAGCAAAAACTAAATTACGAGTCATAGATAATGTAGCTCCGAGCTCTAAAAATGTTTTAGTAATTTTTTCAATGTCTAAATCGTTAGCAGCTTGGTTAAATGATTTAACAAATTTTAGTAAACCAGAACTTAATAAGTCGAGTTGAGTTCCAAGATTAGATGGTATTTCTTGTAAAGGTTTCATAGCATCTACAAGATCTCGAATCATTCCTTTTCGTGCAGTAGCTTGGTCTTCTAATCCAGCTGCACCAAATGTTATAAAGTTTATAACTTTTTTAGCACCATTTATTAAACTATCAACGCCTTGTGCTGCAGTGAAACTCGTTATAGCCGCAAGTACGGCAGGCCCTATTAATCCTATTGCTCCAACTTTTGTCAATAATCCTTCAGTTTCAAGAGCGGTAAGCTCATTTAAACCTGCAGCCATATTAGTCATTAGAACTTTAAATGCACTTCCATCGATGCCTAACACCGCTCCTAACTTAGATATGCCGGCTATAGATGTAATAAAAGCTCCAATACCGATTCCAATTGCTGCTAAACCAAGTGTTGCTGCTTTAGTCCCACCGGGAAATAATGAAAGAAGTGCACCTGCACTCATAGCTGCTCCAAGAGCTAGAAATGATTTAGTGCTAAATGCGTCTAAGCCTCCTGCGATATTTGTTAATAGTGTGTTTAAATTCGCACCACCATCACCATTCATCATTTGTATTAATTTATCTGATCCTGCGAGAGCAGTAAAAAATGCAGCTAGGCCTAAACCTACTGCAGCTAAACCTTTTACTGTAGATTTTGGAAACAGAACACCTGCAGCTAATACTGTTCCAAGTGCAATAAATGATCTATTGCTAAATGAACTTAAACCTTCAGATAAATTAATTAATAATTTTTTTATACCTTCACCAGCGTCAGCTGATGCAAACTTGTTTATTATAGCCTCAGCACCAGCTAATCCTAAAAAGAAAGCACCTAGTCCTACACCGGCTGGGCCTAGTCCTGCTAATATTGCACCTGCAGCTGAACCTATACCTGCAGCTAACGCACCCAATCCTCCTAAGAAACCAAGTTTTCCTACACCGCCAAAAATACTTGATCCAGATCCGCCTTTGCCGCCTGCAGCTTGTTTAACAGCCGGAGCTACGTTTACGCTCTTGGCCGCTTTTGCTTCTCTACTATCTTCCAGCTTTTGTCTTTTTAAATCTGTGAAAAATTTTCCAAATTGATTCTCTAAACCAGCTATACCAGTGTCTATATCAACAGTAGTTTGGTTATTAACTTTTAACTGTTCTACTACATCATTTAAAGTTTTTCTTGGAGCCATTTACTTAATTCCTATTTGAGTTTTCCATTTCTTTTTCTTTAATGTAATCTACTAGCATACTAATATATACGTCTTTTTCCCATGGTATCAATCCGTCTATCTCACTCAATGAATATTTATGATGTTGCATTAAATCAAAATGAGTTTTATAATGGTTTTGCAACGATGTATGAGATAGACTAATTATAAAAAACTTTGCAATCCTTCTACTGCTATTTCATTATTATGACTACACTTTTCACATTCAAATTTAATGCCATGGCTTAACTTTGGAATGTTTTCAATATAGCTTCTAATATTTGAAAATTGTTCTTGAGTCATAGATTCTAAAAATTCTTGAAATTCATCAATGTTTACTTCTTTCATATCTATTCTACTATCGCCGTTAATAACTGAAATTACTGATTCTTTTATTAAAGAAAATATTTGTTCGGTAGTAGTAGTTTTTTCACTAGTTATTTTTTCATTATTAGCTAGTGACACGAAAGAAGGATGTCTCATTTCTAATACAATCTGATCTGTTATCTTAACTTTATTTTGAATGCTTTTAACATTCATTTTAATATCATTTAAATTAAAATTAACTTTATTTTCATGTGCACAATCATCACACTTTAATAATAAGTCTGTAGTTTCACCTACTGATTTGCATCTTAATTGTAAAAATAGATATTCAACGTCATATGATGTAAGTGCATTTACATTGACGTCATCCATTATGCAAGATGTTACAGTATCTAAAACGGCACCAGCTATTTGTTTTGGATCTTGTGATTCCAAAGCTATTAACATTATTTTCTCTTCTTTAACTAAGAAAGGCCTTACTGTTATGTCTTGATTGTTTGATGGTATTATAATGTTATACTTTGGAACATCATTTAGTTTTGGCAATAAGCTCATTAATTCACTCCTATATTATATCAATTCCGCCAAGTGGTGTGTCAATATCCATGTTGATAAAGTTTTGTCCACCACTAGCTCTTCTCCAGTTTGTATATGCAAATGTAACTGTTAATTGCACTAAACCGTCGAGTTCATTGTTTAATTCAATTGCACTAGATGCTATTGGAAAAGCATCCAATAAATCTACTGAATAAACACTTCCTCCGCCGAGACCAGCATTAAATCTTATTGGTCCGACTTGTTTGCTAAAACCTTTCAATGGTTGTCTTAATTGATGTATAGTTACTGTTTTAGCATATTCGTTCTTGTAGTTAGATGCTTGACCAAACTCATCGAGTATAGTACTTCTCCAACTATCAAAATAATCTTTTATTCCATAGTCATTCATTAAATAGAATGTCATGCTTACATCATCTACAGCATAGCCATAAGCTACTTTTTGAAATTCCATTCCAATTCTTCTATCATTAGTGAGTACCTGTTTTGCTGGCATGGTTGCATTTGAACATAATATATTTAATTCTCTTGGACTTGCTCCTCCACCCATTCCACTGAATGCACCTATTATACCACTTAGCAAACCACCACCAACTCCTACAGTAGGTAATGTAACCAAAAACTTGTTAGGTCTTGCAAAACCTAACTTGGTGTTCATTAATGCTTTAAGATCTTCAATAGTATTAGCCATTTACTTTCATCCTTGAATTCTGATAAACTGTTCCTGCAGATGCTTTCTCCCATTGTGCAGTAGGTAAAAATGCTGCTATTTCCCATTCAGGTGCAGGCACTTCAGCAAATCGTGATTTAACGTGTGCAAGCAAATAATGTTTAAAACATGGTTGAAAATATCTCATTTTACGTGCACCTTTTAACAAATCGTATGTTAATTTAAATCTCGTAGATTCATCATATTTTTTGTTATTGGTTGCATCTAATAATGCATCTAAAAACTTTGCTCTCAACACTGGAGGTAGATAATGTAAATTTATTCCTCTGAATCCGCCAGGAGCTGGTTCAACTGGTATGGTTAATGGAAACCTGTCGTAAAAAGGTAATTTGTCTTTATGCTTAGGATCATAAAAGTACATAAACATAGAACCATAACTATGAGATGCTCTACGATTAATTTCATCTTCTCTCATTAAAGCATCACGGTTGACTCTTGTAAGTTTTTGAATTCTTTTACGAAACCATTCACGTGATTCTTGTGTACGAGGATTAATTCCTGCACGAAAAGCTTCAAGTTCTAGTTTTTGAAATAAGTTACTCATAAGACTATTTATAACTTTTTTCTACGCTTTTTTCGAAAAGGTTTGTATGGTGTTAGCTTCTTTAGTTTTCCGGGAACCGGTCCTTTTAGTAATTTCATTTCTTGTAATGTTTTTTCTGTCCATATTTGAAACTGCCAACCCCTATCTCTTGCATATTCTGTAGCAGCTTCCCATTTATTCATGTTCTTAACATATGATAATCCTTCAGATATATACTGTTTAGTTCTTCGCGGGCCTGTAGGTGGAAGTGTTTCTTTCTCAGGTTTTATCTCAACTAATAACGTTTTATCTTCAAACACTATTTTCATATCAACAAAATATCTGTGGTACCTTTTATCTACTTCATAGTAATATGGAACTACAATTTCTTCAGAACTCCAGTGCTTTACTTTAGGATTTTTATCACACCATTGAAACACAGCTTTTTCCCATAAAGATCTGTATATAACATTATTAGCATCACCTTTGTATTTTGATGCATTTTTGATTGTGTATCTACCCGAATAAGCCATGTTTTTTGTTATAAATAGAAAAATAATATTTAATAATATCTATAAGGATTATCATGTCAGATATAGGATTAGCAGGTGTTTCAACCACATCTTTAAATAAAATTGGACCTAATGGAGAAACTTTAGCTGGTGGTGTTAGTGATACAACATCGCCTTTATCGCCTTTTGGCCCTGGGAATACAAAAGCCATAAATGATGTAGGTGATGTAGTTAAAAATGTAGATACCGAGGGTTTATCAGATCTATTAAATAGTGCAAGAGATGTTTTAGGAGGTTTACTTTCAGGATTTTCTCGAAAATCTGATTTGAAGTATCCACTTGAAACTGAAGGCGGAGCATATCAAGCACGAGTTCAATTTAGAATGTTTGAAATGAAAGTAATACAAGATGGAAATACACAAAAACGATTTAACAAAATAGCTACTGATAACACTAAAGGTGCTAAATCTGTTGCAAAATCGGCTGATCAAAAAGCTCAACTTGTAGTGGATGACTTTAGAGAAACTGGACCTAGGCTTAGTCCTGGAGCTTATGGTGGAGCAGTTGCAACATCATCTGGAAAAAGCAATACTAATGCAGACGCTTCTGGTAAAGGTGCAACATTAGTAGACACTGCTATAGGAGGAGCAAAGGCTGCAGCAAATACCGTCTCAAGTTATGTTTCAAATAAATATGACGAAGTTGCAAGTTCTAATGCAGTAAAAGAATTAGGAAATACGTTAAGTGGCAGACTTCATCCAGTTGAAGTTCAAGGTGCACCTGTAGTCGATATGTACTTTCCTCTTACAATGCAATTTAATGATAACGCACAATATGATAATGCACCGTTAGGAGCATTAGGTGCAGGCGTTGAATCTGCACTGCAAGGTGGACAAGGTGCATTAGAAGCAGCAATCAGCCAAGCTGGTAAATCTTTTACAAGCATGATAGATGTAGCTACAGGTAATGACGAATTAGGTGAGACAGCGTTTAAATTAGGTGCGGCTAGAATAATAGATAAAGTTAGTATGCTTTCATCCGGTGTTGCTAATGCTTTGACACTACAAAATAGAGCTATAATAAATCCTAATATGAGAGCACTATTTAGAGGCGTAGGTTTAAGAGAATTCACATTTCAATTTAAAATGATTGCTAGATCTCAGCGTGAGTCTGAAGAAGTAAGACAAATTGTAAAACATTTTAGAGAACAAATGTATCCAGACGTTTATAAAATAGGAACAGCTGATATTGGATTTAAATTTCCAAATATGTTTAAATTAAACTTTTACTATAACGGCGTACATAATAGAAATATTCCTAGAATACATTATTGTTACTTAAGAACTGTAAGTACAACAGTTAATCCAACTGGTGGTGCTATGCGAAGAGATGGTTCGCCAAACGAAATAGATTTAACTTTAAGTTTTGTAGAATACAAAACTCTTTCCAAAGATGATATTCAGGAAGGTTACTAATGCAATATTTTAAAAACTTTCAAAAGATTAATTACCTATATGGTAATGAAGCCGGATCGGTAGTAACAACAAATTTAAGTAGATACGTTGATGTTATAGATCAAATAAAAGATGATATATCTTTTTTAACTTTTTATAATATACAAGAAGGTTATAGACCAGATCAAGTCTCCATAGAACTCTATGATACACCACTGCATTACTGGACTTTTTACTTATTAAATGATAATATAAGACAACAAGGTTGGCCTTTAATTAATAACGAATTTCAAACATATATTAAAAAGATATTTCCAAACACGGTATTAACAACCAGAGAAAATATTTCAACTAAGTTTAAAGTTGGTCAAATAGTTTCAGGTAATACTTCTGGTGCATCAGGAAAAATCATAAGAAGAAATCTTGATCTAGGTCAAATTATAATTGAAGGTAAAGTTTCTTTTTCAACATCAGGTGAAACAGTTACTTCTACGAATAGTGCAAGTGCTCTTGAATCGTTATCAATTGTTTCTACATCCGATGAACATAAAGCAGCTAACTATTACACTGACACTTCAGGCGGAATTGTTGATTTAGGAGTTGATGGTGACGGAAATTTGTTAGCTCCTGGCGCAACTAAAAATGAAATAACTAACGAACAAGCATACTACAATGTAAATGAAAGCTTAAGGTTAATAAGAGTCATAAGACCTAACTTAATAAATACATTAGTAACTAGTTACAAAAAAGCAATAAGAGAATGATGTGTCTGAATTTCCAATTGATGCCCAAACCGATTATCAAATAGTATCTGCGTTTATAACTAATAGCGATAGATCTCCTGATTTCAAAGCTGATATTCAAAGATTGATAGCTTCATTTCAAATATTTGAGCATATTGATAATCCGTATTTAACGGCTGAAGTTGTCTTTGCAGACACGAATAATATAGTTCAAGATATAGATTTTCAAGGTGGAGAAAAACTAACACTATCATTAGCTCAATCTGAAGAGGTTAATGAAGGAAATTTTATTACAAAAGAATTTTTAATAGATCGTATTGAAAAGATTGTCAAAGTTGATGAAGCAGCAGAATCAGTTATGATTCACTGTACAGAATATCACACTTTTAAATCATCTTTGCAGAATATAAGTAGATCTTACACCGGTAGTCCAGGATCTATTATTAGTAAAATTATGAGTGAATATCTTGATAGAGAACTTTTAGTTTTAGGTGATGAATTAATAAATGATTTAAAAGTTATAATACCAAATTTAAATCCTATAGAAGCAAGTAATTGGTTAAAATCACGAGCATTGAGTCAAACTGGTATGCCGTATTATTTGTATTCAGTATTAGGAACTGAAAATCTAATAATGAGAGATTTAGGTTCAATATTAAGTGATCCAGTGTTGAACACTGCAGTACCTTTTATATACGCTCCAAGTTTGGATACAAATCCAGTTGTTTCAACTAAACATTACAATATTTTAAATTTCAAAATAGCAGATACAGAAAATCTGCATTCACTTATAGATGATGGATTTGTTGGAGCAGAATATTATTTTTATAATACAATGACGGCAGTACCATATAGAGTTAAATTTGATGTAGAAGATGTGTTTCAAGAATTAGCTTCTAACAATTTATTAGGCGGCAGGAATGAAAGATATGTATATGCACCTGAATATAAGTTAAATGGTAAAAATATTTCTACGTATAATGCTAGGTCTGTAACACAAATATCGCAATCAGGCGCATATGTAAATGGATTACAAAATTTTAGAAGTTTACATGATGATGATAATGCAGGAAATCATAGAAAGAAAATAATATCAGGAGCTTTAAAATCATTTTTAGCTAAATCACCTATAGAAATAACTGTAAGAGGTCGAGAGTTTTTGACTGGAGATGAAAACTACACGATAGGGAAAACTATAAGAGTGCTGTTTATAGATAATGAAAGTTCAGCACAAAACAGTGACATACTAAAATTTGATACTAAAAAATCAGGTGATTACGTAATTGTTTCTGCAAGGCACGCATTCGAAGCTTTTTACACTACCACGTTGTTGTGTGGTAGACTTGCTTCATTAGAAGAGGATTTTTCATTATGAGTCAAATCTTTTATGGTGATCACAGTAGATGGTTTATAGGATTAGTTATAGATGTGAATGATCCACTTAAACTCGATAGAGTCAAAGTTCGTATACAAGGTATACATACTCCAGATACTACATTAATACCTAATGCAGACTTACCTTGGGCTCAAGTCGCAATACCTGTAACAGAAGGCGGTAGTTCAGGTTTAGGTGCTAACAGTAGTTTAAAACCAAGAGCACAAGTATACGGTATATTTTTAGATGGAAGAAATTCACAATTGCCTTTAGTCATAGGATCAATACCTAAGATAGAAACTTATGCTAACCAAAGCGGTGATGCTGATCCATCATATCCATCGTTTAATAAAAAATCTGGAATAGGAAATATAGATATAGATTTAGATGGAAACACTAACATTGAAAAAGCATTTAATTTCTTTGTTTCAGAAGAAGGTGGTGATTATACTGTAGAACAAGCTTGTGGTATTATAGGTAACTTTTGTGTAGAATGTGGTCCATCACTTGACCCAACAACAGTATCAGGATTTCAAGGTGAAGGTTCAGTTGGAATAGCACAATGGAATCCAGCAAAAGCGGCTGGCAATAGATTAGGTCAACTAAGAGAATATTCAGCTAACTTAGGTTTAGATCATTTAACGCTAGGTGCACAACTATTATTTACTAAGTACGAATTAGAAACATTTAACTACCTAGGTGATGGCCCATTAAGAAAATCAACTACGGTCAAGAGAGCAGCTGAGTTATTTCAAGATAATTATGAAAGACCTAATAAACAATTTGCACATACAGAAAAAAGAATAAGCTACGCAAAAGAAGTATTCGATAAATTGGTGAATGGATAATGGCAAAATTTATAGCTAGAGGAGACAAAATACAATTACCATCAGGTACTTTTCAGGTTAGTATGGTTCAAATGAGGCGTCTTATTAATCCAGAGTATAGAAGAATTTATTTAAATAATTCTGGACCAACTCATAGATACACAAAAATTCCTGGCAGTTTGTGGAAATTTAATTCAACAACATTAATTTTAACGATTAGAAAAAATTTTGATACAGAGTTAGAGATTGACTACGAAGCCTCTACCCTTCCACAAAGAGATCAGTTTGGAAAATTAATAACAAAAGAAGATGTCAATCGCGCGGCTAAAAATAATCAACCGTTTTTCTCTACTAAATTAGAAAATACACAAACTGATAAAATTAGTAATGATGGCGCAACTATAGGAAACTATAATGAAACTGGTGGATTTAAATCTTTAACACCTTTTGCTAAAGAAGGTGAAACTATAACTAAAAGAACTATGCCTGTAATATTTACTGCTTCTGCAGGTGATGGTAGTTTATTACCGACTACATCAAGTCAAAGTGAATTAACAAAAGCTTTTGGATTTGCTCCAACCGGAACATCATCATTAAAGAAAATTGTTACAAGCGGATCTCCTGCAGCTCTACTTAAACAGCTGCAGAAAAACTTTGCAAGTCTTCCTCCACAAAAAATAAGAACATACGCGTCAAATGTTTCTATTAGTCCATCAAGAACTATTGAATCTTTAAAACCTGAAAACAATCCTTCTACCGTTGCTGTACAGGCATCATCTAAAATATACAAAGATAAATTAAAATCTTTACAAAATTCTGCATTTTTAAATTTTAATCCTCTCAGCGCATTTTCAGGATTAGGTAGAAGTAAACAAAACTTATTTCCACAAGTTATTGGCAATCTACTAAATAAAGTAGGTTCTATATTTAGTGATATTAAAAATGGAATTCCTTCTTTTAATGGAATAACATCCGATTTAATTGAAGCGGGTGGATCACAAACTAATATTTCTAATTATGTAAACAAAGGTAGCTTGGTGAGTGTAGGTACTCCTACTATTTCATATGTATTACAAGATCAAAATGCTTATGCTGGATACGCAACTCCTGAAAGCTACGAATATACATTTGTAAATTCAGTTGAAGAGTTAGTCACAGAGTTTCAAGAAAGTCGAAGAGGGCCAAAAAATACAGGTGATGATTTTATAGGAGGATTGTTTATTCATGAACCCGCAAAATATACTGGACCACCTGAAAAAGCTAATGCTAAAGATATGCAAGAAAGAGTTAAAAGGGCTCAACTGCGTGTGTTAACTAGAGAAATTTATGATACTAATACTGCATCTGATGGTAAAACAGCAGCTGAAACAGCAATAGAAAGAATATCAATAAGGCCTAATGAATACGGAATAAACTCTCACTATATAATTCTAACAGATGGAAGTTTACAAAGAGGAAGGCCAATAGATAAAACTCGTACACCTTCGGCGTATCCAAGATTTTATAAAACTGGTGCTCAATTAACTATACTTTCTGGTGGAACACCTCCTAACGCTAAACAATTTGAAACATATGATAGATTTTTAAAAGCATGGTTCACTGTATTTCCAGATTGCGGTGTGTATTCTACTAGTGAAGCGAGTGACCGTGTACAAAATACTTTTGATGTAAGACAAAATATAAGATCTAAATATAGGTTTGTTTATCGTTATGATGATCTTACTAACCTTGATGAATTTCCACCTAAGCTGCAAACTGCAGTTACAAAACCCGCAATTATTGCCAGCACTTCATCTACTATAACAAAACCTATATCATATTCTTCAAGTAATGCAGCCATAACTGAATTAAGTGAAAGTAGAAGATTAAATAATGATGTAAACGGAGCGATTAAAAAAGCAGGTGCGACTATAGATTTACTGAATGGCGAAAGTTTAAGTGCAGTCGCAGCAAAACGAGGTGCAGAAAATTTACCAGACGGTGATGTTAAAGCAAATTTTGACAGAGATTATAAAGCAGCTCAAGCTAAAATGAAAGAAAACAATAAGTTGATTAATAACATTGTTAATAAAGTAAACACAGATGCAAACAGTGTTAAAACACTCGGCTCAACCTTAAAACAAAATAGAGGTAGATAATGGCTGATATCGATAATGTAGATCCAAATGAATTTAGTGATTTAATTAATCCAGATGATGGAAGATCTGATCCAGACAAAAGATTTCCTAGGAAAGAATACGTAGGTGTTTCTGGAGTAAACAACATTGCACGTGGTACAAGAGTTGCTAATGTATATATTGGTGGAAGTGTACCCGGTGTCGATTTAGAATTAAATGATGAGCCTTCTACGCAATATCCTGAGAACCAAGTTAAAGAAACATCATCAGGTCATATAATAGAGTATGATGATACTAATGGCCGTGAAAGAGTTATGATTCGGCACAGAACTGGTTCAGGCGTAGAGATGCGTGCGGATGGAACTGTGATTTATAGTTCTACTAACAATGCAATAAGAATCGTGGCAGCTAATGAAAAAGTTATTGTTGAAGGTGATGGTGAAGTAGTATACAATGGTAACTTAAAAATGAAAGTTGCAGGTGATTTTGACTTAGAAGTTGGTGGTGACTTTAATGTAAATGTTGTAGGGGATAAGGAAGAAGTTATAAAAAGTAATTCAATACAAACCATTGCTAAAAACAAAACCACAGAAATAGGACAAAATAAAGCTGAAACAATCGTAGGCGCAGATACACAAACAGTTTTAAGTAATAAAACACAAATAATAAAAGGTAACTATGATAATATAGTTAAAGGCATAATTGAAATGGATGCAGCTGGTGACTTAGTAATGACGAGTGAATCTAAAATTATTTCATCATCACCTAACACTTCTATAACTGCAACTGACATAACCGTCATTGGAGAAACTGGACTTATGGGTGGAGCCAACGTAACTAAACGTGCTAAAAATATATTTGCAACTTCGGCTACTTTTACAGCAGGTGTGACCGGACCAACATTTACAGGTGACGTTAAAGGCACAGCTGATAAAGCAGTAGAATCACAAAAAGCTGGAACAGCTGGATCTATTGGTGCAAGTGGATCAGCATCAGCTCCAACAAACACTGTAACAGACACAACTGGAAATGATAAAACACTTAATGCTACTGTCATTAACGATGCATTAACTACATCACCAATTGTAGGAATACGACAAGTTGAAGTAGATACATTTGAAGATTTAAAATATACTATCAACAAAAGTAGAAACTATGGCGGAATTTCAGAAACAGAATTAAATACAAAATCAGTTAGATCTAAATTACGTGATCCAAATACAATTGCAAATGAAACGTTTGTTGGTGAGGCTATATCAGAAGGTTTAGTTTCTAAAAACTTTGCAAACACTATACCTCCGCAATTTGGAAAGTCAGTTAGTATTAAAGATAAATCACAAAGAGGAAGTGAACCTATGGGACCTTCTAATCCTAAATCGAAAGTATATCAAACATAATGGCACTTACGTTAGACATAATACCAGACGCTCAGTACGATCCTACGTTTCAACCTGAAATAACACGTCGTACTCGATTAGCACAAAGCATTACACTATCTAAATTCTTAGGTAGTTATGGCGATCCTACTAGTATAAATCATTTAACTACAGCAGATAGGTTATTGTTAGCTAAGCAATATTATTTACACGCTCAAGTGATGCAAACTATCAACTCATCGCCAGGATTACGAGGTGCAAAAGGATTTGAAAAGTTTAGATTAGTTGTGTCTGAAGGATATTACAGAGAAGGACCTACAGAAAATTTAGATGTAACAGATGGTATAAATTATTTAAAGACTAATGGAAGAGCAGTAGTATATGAACTCATAGGAGAAGATGGTCAAATAGCATTTGATAAAACATTCGATTTAGCTGTTTATCTTAAAAACAATATTAACTATGATAAAATAATACTTAACTATGACAGCTACACACCTGATGGTAGATTGCATGTAGATATTGTACTAATAATGCCTGAAATAATAGCACCTTGGAGTGTAACATATGATGAAGTAATAGAAACACGATTTAACAATGCCGTTCAAGCTACAGGTGAATTTTTAGAAGTTGGTCAAGAAGAACCGAAAACTACTGCACCACAACCTTTAGACGAAGATAAAGTATATGCAGTATTTGGAACTAGTAACTTCGGCGGTTCATCTGGCCAAAAGGGTTATTTTTATCCGATATATCTGGATCAAAGTAAAGTTGGAGAAAGTTTTCATAAACATACATTTATAGAATATCCTGAGATAGAATTTTGGATGCCATTGTCTAATCAAAATCATGGAGTAAAAAGTTACAATGCAAATTTATATACGCTGTATCCTTCTAATGAAGTAGGTGGATCATCAGCAGGAGGTTCATCAGGAGGTTCATCAGGAGGTTCATCGGGTGGTTATACGTAATTTTATGTATAAATAGAACATATACTTAAGGAAACAGAATGCCTACAAGAGTTTTTTCAAATGAAGATGGAAATCTTAATAAAACCAGTATAGCTGTTTCGCGAACACGTGTTGATCAAGATATTGATTTATCCTTTGCTGCAAAATTTATAGGATTAGATAGTGATGGAACAAATTTACGTGCAGATGTTTTTAAAAAAACAAGTGGAGCTGCTGTAAAACAAGCAGTAAGAAATTTATTATTAACTAATTTCACCGAAAGACCTTTTATGCATAGGTTTGGTGGTAACCTTTCTGCCATGTTGTTTAGATTAAGCACTGAAATAGATGATGTAAATTTAGAAAGTGATATTGCAAGAGCCATTGAAATGTTTGAACCAAGAGCTCGAGTAATAAATATTACGAGCGTAGTAAGTCCAGATAGACACGAAGTAAGAGTCAAAGTAAATTTTTTAATAGTAGCTACTTTACAACAAGATTCAGTAGAATTAAATTTAACAAGGTTAAGATAAATGGCAACAACAATAACATCAACAGATCTCGATTTTGATACCATCAAAACAAGACTTAAAGATTATTTTAAAAGACAAAATGAATTTGCTGATTATGATTTTGAAGCTTCTGGTTTAAGTAACATACTAGATGTATTAGCTTACAATACACACTTTAATGGATTGACAACTAACTTTGCACTTAATGAAAGTTTTTTAAATACCGCACAATTAAGAAGTTCTATTATATCTCATGCAGAAGCTTTAGGTTATGTTCCAAGATCTTATGCCTCATCATTAGCTAAACTTGCAATCACCATCACTATAGCAGATGTTAACAGACCGAGTTTGATTACTTTACCAAGAAACACACAATTCACAACTTCAATAGATAGTGTTAGTTATACTTTTCAAACGAGAGAAGCATACACTGCAGTGCCTAATTCGTCAGGTACATATACATTTAAAACATCTCAAGGCTTATCGGATATTCCAATTTATGAAGGAATAGAAAAAACAAAAACATTCTTTGTAGGTGACACAACTGATTCGCAAATATATGTCATACCTGATTTAACTATGGATACGACTACAATACGTGTTAGAGTATTTGATGATGCAGGTGGTTCTACCTTTGATACTTACACTAACATTAAAGAAGCAACTAGAATAACTGCTGCTTCTACACACTATCAAATTAAAGAAGTACCTAATGGATATTATGAAGTAATATTCGGAGATGGTATAAGCACAGGTAAAGCTCCAGAAGCAGGTAATAAAATTGTAATAGATTACTTATCTACAAAAGGACCTGATGCTAACGGTGCAAGTATCTTTTCAACAACAGCGCAAGTAAGTGGTGTTAATATTGTAAGTACTACTACATCGGCTGCAGCAGGTGGATCATTTAGAGAAGGCATAGAATCAATCAGACAAAATGCTCCTTTGTATTTTACATCTCAAAGACGAATGGTAACGGCTGAAGATTATACAGCACAAATTTTAACTAACTACGGATCATACATCGATGATGTTACATCTTGGGGTGGAGCGGACAACGATCCTCCTGTTTACGGCAGAGTGTATGTGTCATTAAAATTTAAATCAGATGTAGATGATGCAACTCAGTTAGATGTCAAATCACGAATTATAAGTGAGTTAACAAATAACTTTGCAGTTGCCAGTATCGATACTGAGTTTATAGATCCGCAAACTACATTTTTGGAATTATCTACTACATTTAACTTTGATCCAGATTTAACGAGTAGTACATCAGGAGCTACACAAGACACAGTACAAACAAGCATCAATACATTCTTTTCAAATAACTTGAAAAAATTTGGAAGTGTTTTTAGAAGATCAAACTTATTAACTATCATTGATGAAATAGACGAAGCTATATTAAATACAAAAATGTCGATAAAGGTTCAACAAAGATTAATACCGTCTTTAGGCATAGCTAAAAATTACAATATAACTTTTCCTGTAGCGTTAGCCGTATCAGATGACACATTTAAAATTATAACATCTTCAAGATTTACTTTTAATTCAAAAGAATGTACTATTGAAAATAGATTAAACTCTAACGTTTTACAGATAGTAAATACAGGTGGAGGAGTAGAAGTTGATAATATAGGTTCTTACAACACTGCAGCTGGAAGAGTTGATTTAGTTGGATTTAATCCTACAAGTTTTTCAGGAGATGCAATTAAACTTTCAGCTACACCTGCAAATCAAAGTACAATACGTCCATTGAGAGCTACGGTTTTAGATATTGATACTACAGCTTCAAAGGCATCTGCAGTACTTGACTATCAAGAAACTCAAGTTTCTCTAGGTGGAGGTTCAACCTCAGCAACAACGAGTTCGAGTTATTAATGGCTGAAATTAAATATCATCAAAATCGTAGACCACGTAACTTTCTTCATAGAAAAGTACGTGATGCTTTACCTGAATTTTTTACACAAGATTTTCCAAAGCTCGTCACTTTTTTAGAAAAGTATTATGACTACTTAGATTCAGATGATGTTAGTTCCTTTGATAATCAACTAAGACAAATATATCAAACACGTGATACTCAAGAAGTACCTTCAAAGCTTTTGAGCACATTAATATCTGAAATAGCCGCAGGTAATACTGGAGACAACTTTACTGATCCTAATTTCTATGCACAAAGAATACATGAACTGCATAGAACTAAAGGAAGCAGGTTTTCTATTGAAGAATTTTTTAGAGCTTTCTATCAACAAAATGTAGAAGTAGAATATCCTAAGAATGATATATTCACTGTAGGTCATGATTCTGCTGGACCGTTGAGCAGAATTGGTGCTGAATCAAATAAATTTATTAGAAATAATGCATTATACCAAATTTATTCTATATTAATTAAAAGTCCATTAGCGCAAACCACTTGGATAGAACTATATAAAAAGTTTGTGCATCCTGCAGGGTTTTATATTGCAGGTTCAGTCCAAACGGATGTAGAAGCTGTAGGAACATTAAGTGCACCATTAGCATCTCCAGATAGTGGTAACCCCGGTGTTATATCATCTGCAGTTATGAGTGCTATTGCACCATTTACTCAAATGACACTTTTATCAGGCGGATTATCAATTGATAGCGGAGGTCTTAGATCACAGCTTGGTCAAACAATTGATAAATATCAATCTATACCTGCTAATCAATTAAATACTATCTATGGTAGTGTTAATGAAATATTAACTGTTAAATCGTTTACATTTGATGATAGTGATATAGGTGACAGTGCAGGAACAGCAAGACCAGACTTCTCACTTGCTCTCGAGACTATGGACAATGAACAATTTGATTCATCTTTTAATTCATAACGAGTGTTTTTAGTATAAATAGAACTATTATTAGGAAAGATTAAATGACTAGACAAAATATAGGCATAGGTAGCTCAGCAAATGATGGTAATGGAGATACATTACGAACTGCTGGCACCAAGATAAATGCAAACTTTGCTGAAGTATATGCATTACTCGGTGGAGGAGATAGTAGTAATCTATCATCACAAATTACTTTAGAAAATGATGCAGTAGTATTTGAAGGTTCTTCGGCTAATGATTTTGAAACAAGATTAAAATCTACAAATGCAACACAAGATAATGTTATAACATTACCAGATTCAACTGGTACAGTTACTCTTAATAATACAATTCAAACATTAACTAATAAAACATTAACAGTACCAACTATAGCATCAATTAAAAACACTGGTACTTTAACTTTACCTACATCAACGGATACACTTGTAGGAAGAGCTACAACCGATACATTAACTAATAAAACATTAACATCACCAACCATAAATACTCCTAAGATTGGTACATCGCTTAATGATGCAGCTGGAAACGAATTCATAAAATTTACAACTACAGGTAGTGCGGTTAACGAATTAACAATTGCAAACGGTGCATCAACAACTGGACCTACACTTTCTGCTACAGGTGGTGGAACTGATTTAAACATTATTATGACACCAAAAGGCACAGGTTCTGTTGAACTTAATAAAGCAGCTTTTAGTTCTTCAACTATAACTGCAAATGGTGCAGCAAGTACGGCAGCAACTTTAATAATAGGTAACAAAGGTTCTCAACTAGATGTATCATTAGCGGACGGAACAACTGTAGGTGAATATAAAATTTTTACAAACAAAGGTGCAGGTGCAATGCACGTTACACCAACTAACTTTGCACAAGGTACTAAATTTGTTCTAGCACAGAACGATGGTTGTACTTGTATATGGGACGGATCAAACTGGTTTTTAGTAGGAAACCAAGGTGAAGTAACGGTATCATAAGGAATAGAATATGTCAGCAATAATTACAGACCCATTTAAAAAACAATTCATGCAAAATATATTTGATGAAGTGAAAAACCTTACTGGTAGGTATTACATTGGAATTGGAAAAAATGATCAGTGGAATTCTACTGAAACTGTTCCGACTCCAACCGACACACCGAGAACTATCAGAGAAGCACAAAATGCTTTGCAATCAGTAAAGGCAGTTGCAGGAGCATCATTTGTTATACCAAGAAGAAATTGGTCTTCAGGTTCTGTGTATGATGCATTTGATGATAATGTAGCAGCAATACCTACAAACAGTTATTATGTTTTAACTGAAGATAACCAAGTTTATATATGTTTACAACAAAGTAAAAATGCTAATGGAGCTGCAAACGTATCAACCGTAAAACCAACAGGAACTTCTCAAAATGCATTTAAAACATCTGATGGATACACGTGGAAATTTTTATATGCATTAAGTGCTTCAAATGCAAGTGCATTCTTGTCAGCTAACTTTGTGCCAGTAGAAAAAATATTAGATTCGGCAGGTGGTACTGGTTTAACTGCCATTGAAGTTCAACAAGCAACAGTTCAAGATTCAGCTGTAGCTGGTAGGATATTAAACGTAGCAGTTACTAACGGAGGCTCCGGTTACACAAGTGCACCTTCAATAACATTAACAGGAAATTCAAGAGCTATAGGTGATAGTGCACAGGCCACAGCAACAGTGTCTGGAGGATCTGTTGTTAAGATCGAAATGCTAAATGAAAGTTCAGGATCAGGTAAAAACTTTACAAATGCATCTGTAACGATAACAGGTGGCGGAGGAAGTGGTGCAGTGGCACGTGCAGTACTAGGTCCACCAAATGGTATAGGTGCTGATCCAAGAGATGAATTAAAGGCAACATCATTAATGTTTAATGCTAAACCATCTGGAATAGAAGGTGGAGACTTTTTAGCAGGAACTAATGTAGATTTTAGACAAGTTATGTTAATAAAAAATCCAAAGGATTCAGCTGCTGGTACATTAACAGCAACTACAGGTAAAGCTTTAAGATTCTTAAAAACTGACTTAACATTTGCAGGAAATCTAGCAGTTGACGAGTTAATTTTTAATAACACTGTACCACCAGCAAAAGCATATGTAAACCAAGTTTCGGATAGCGATGTTTACTTTCATCAAACAGATAGTACAGGTTATACACCTTTTGGTATAGGTGATACATTAACAGATGAACAAGGTAATACAGGAACAATTAATGCGGCTCCGGCCGTTGAAGATCTCATAAATACTTCTGGAGATATTTTATATATAGAAAATAGAGCACCAGTTATAAGAGATGCATCACAAACAGAAGACATCAAAGTAGTAGTTACACTTTAGTAGGATAATAATATGGCGACAACGTTTACAGAAACCACCTTATCAAGTACGTATAAAGATGATTTTCGTGATAGTGATAACTATCATAGAATATTATTTAATTCGGGTGTAGGATTACAAGCAAGAGAATTAACACAACTACAAACAATATTACAAAAACAAATTGAAAGATTCGGTAATAATGTTTTTAAAGAAGGTGTAGTTGTAAAACCCGGTGGATGCAACATCAATCCGCAGTATGAATTTATTAAATTAGATGAAACGGATCCTTCACACGTCATGCCTACAGATGTTACTTCACTTGTTGGCAAAACTGTTACTGGTCAAACCTCAAGTATTGTTGCAACGATATTAGAAGCAGTTGCTGCAGCTGGCAGTGACCCTGCTACACTTTATGTAAAATATACAAACACCAGTTCTGCACAAAGTAGTGGTGATGTTGTAACACAGAGAATGGCGTCTAATGAAATTATGGATGTTTCAGACGGAACAGATTTAAAAGTAAAACTTTCTACATTAGCAGATCCTTCCACGGGAACAGGAACACAGGCTACACTACGTAGTGGTATATATTATGCACGTGGTAATTTTGTATTTACTCAAGATCAAAGTAAAATAATATCAAAGTATAGTGATACACCAAGTACGGATATTGGTTTTAAAGTTGTTGAAGAAGTTGTCAATGCAAGTGATAATAATGCATTGTATGATAATCAAGGTGCGGTTCCTAATGTAAGTGCACCTGGCGCAGATAGATATCGTATCACTTTAAGTATTGCAGAACGCACTGATTTATCAGCCAGCGAAAATTTTATTCATGTTGCAACTATATTTAATGGCGCTATATTTGAAGCACTTGAAGCTGATAATGCATATAATATACCAAATGATTTAATCGCTACACGTATAAGAGAAAATTCTGGTGACTACATTGTAAAACCTTTTAACGCAAGATTTGAATTAGATTCAGAAAATACACATTTATTATTGAAAATAAGTGATGGTACGGTTGTAGTCGATGGTTACAGAGCAACCAGAGGATATCCTACCACATTAAGAATACTCAAACCCTCACAAACGGCAGTAATCAACAATGAACCCGTAGGTACAACATTAGGTCATCACGTCTTAGTAGACGTAAGTGTAGGTGGTTCTACAACTACGAACGGTATTCCAAACTTTAATGAAATGGAAGAAATGAATTTAAGATCAGCTGTAGAACACGGTGGTAGTACACTTGGAACTGCGAGAATTAAAGCTATTACGAAGAGTGGTACTGACTTAAAGATGCATCTTACAGACATTAAATTAAATTCAGGAAATGCTTTTCGTAATGTAAAAAGCATAGGTACATCAACAAGTAATTATTTTGATGTTAAACTTGAAAATTCAAAGGCAATATTGAAAGAAGCTGCTAATGACTTCAGCTTATTTCCATTACCTAAACCAAGAGCGAAGTCACTTACAGATTTAACATATACGGCTCAAAGAAAATTTACTAATCTTTCAGCTAATAGTTCTGGTGTAATAACTTTAACAGGACTAACTACAGCTGGTGAAATTTATACACAAACAGATGATTTTGTTTTCGCAAAAGCAGATAGTGATGTGGCTATAACATCACCTACTATCAATTTAACAGGCGGTGGAACAGGCGGAACTGTAGATTTTGGAACAAGTGGTCCTGTTGCAACAATTGCGAGTTCATCAAATATAGAATTTGCATCTTTTATAAGTAAAACTCAAACATCTCCAAAAACAAAAACTTTAACTACTTTTAATTTAACTAACACTGTTGAATCAGATGGTGCTGGTTTTAAATTCATTAATTTAAAACGTGCAGATATATTTGAAGTTGATGAAATAGTGAAAGCTGGTGATAGTAGTACTAATTATTCAAGTAGATTTATTTTAGATAACGGTCAAAGACCATCAAGGTATGAACCAGGGAGACTAATATTGGCTGGTGGTCAATCTGCTCCAGCAGGTGATATTTTTGTTAAGTATAAATTTTTTGAACCAAGTACATCTGGAGACTATTTTTCTGTAAACTCTTACAGCGGTCAAGTTGATTATAATAAAATACCTGATTTCAAAACTCCTGCCGGAGAAGTTGTAAATTTAAGAGATTTCATAGATTTTAGATCAGTTGCAGATTCAGCCGGTAATTTTAATACAAGCGGTTCAACTATGTTGGAACTACCTAAAGTTGGCACAACTATAACAACAGATGCTACATATAATTTAGGCCTTGCTAGTAAATTATCAATAGATCGTAATTCTAACTTTTCTTTAGTAGATGGTGCACCATCATTTAACCCATTATTTCCAGATAAGCTTGAAGGCACTCTTCCTTTATTTGATATTGGAATGAATCCCGCAACGTTAAATGACTCTGATGTTTCAGTAAGTCGATTCAACTATAGAAGATTTACTATGAAAGATATAGGACGAATTGAAAAACGTGTCGATAGGCTCGAAGAATTTACTACATTGAATTTATTAGAACTTGATACAAAAAATCTTGAAGTCCTTGACTCATCTGGTAATAATAGAACAAAAAGTGGGTTTTTAGTTGACAACTTTAAAAACCATAGCTTTTCTCAAATCACTCCTTCTAATGAATACAGAGCATCTATTGATCTACAAAAACAACAACTGAGAGCGTTTTTTAATGAAGATCAATTAAGAATGGTTTATGATTCAGCAAGTTCTACAAATACAATTAAAAAAGGTGATAACATATATCCAACTCATGATGAAGCAGTTTATATAAATCAAACAACTGCTAGTAAAGGAATAAAAATAAATCCATTCGCAGTTTCAATATTTGCTGGAACTATAACATTATCACCAGCTTCTGACGAGTGGAGAGATGTTGAAAGACTACCAGATAAAATAGTTCCTGGCGGGTCAACAATTTCAAGAAGACCTTCTTACTTATTCAATAATCATGTCTATGATTGGGCCGGTACTACTACAGATCAGGCTGTTGAAAGAGTTGTTACAAATGAATCTATATTAAATTTAGTAGAAGACAGAGTTATTGAATCAGTATTATCTCATTTTATGAGAGCACGAAAAGTTTATTTCAAAGCATCAGGATTAAGACCTAATACAAGAGTTTTCACATTCTTAGATGGAAATAATATAAGTGATTTAACGAATGGAGCCGGTGGTGAAGGTTCTTTTCAATTTTATTCTGACACCGATTCAGATTTCGGAAATACATTAAAAAATATTACTACACACCCAGATGGCGCATCAACATTAGTCACCGATCCAAATGGATTTATATCAGGATCGTTTATTGTACCAAATAATGAAACAACTAAAATAAGAACTGGTACACGACAATTTAAAATACTTGATATAAGTGTAGACAAAGAAGTCAATGCTGCAGCAATATCATCAGCACCATATACATCCTCTGGATTTATTGATACAAAACAAGCGGAATATATATCAACAAGAATAATATATAGACCTTATTATTACTCAGGAGGCAATGGTGGCGGTGACGATTATGATTATGTAACTAATCCGGATAATCGAGGTTATAGATCATTCGATGGTGGTAATACATGGGTATCAAATAAAGATCTTGCTAATGTAAATTTAAGCAATTATACTTTAGATGGAGTGTGGTCTGGGCCAATGGATCTTATGCAAGCTGGAACATACAACCCCGCTACTGCTTCTTCAGGGACTTACGGAAATTTAGGTAGTGTTTATGGTAATGCTTCAAGTGTTTATGGAAGCCGTGGATTAAATGCCTCATCTACTGTTGAACAGGGTGATGATCCTTGTCAAGATACAGAAACCAGTCAGAGCAATAATAGTGGATTTGGTGGCGGAGGATGGACATAATGATTATTTTAGGAGATATTAGATGGCAGTAAGTAAAACAGGATATAAAGTAGGTAAACAGCCACTAGCTCAATCATTTTATGTTGCAGAACCTAGTGGTATCTATATCACGAAAGTAGATTTATATTTAAAAGCAGCTGATGAAAATGCACCTATCCAAATAGAAATAAGACCTATGAATAATGGGTTTCCTTCTTCAAGTGAAGTTATTCCCGGCAGCGTTAAATCTTTACCCGGAAGTACGTTTGCTGGAGGTGCCAGTATTTCAGCAGATGCAACAACAGCAACCGCATTTGAACTAGATGAACCCCTTTATTTAGGTGGTCAAAGAGATTATGCATTAGTAATAACTGCAGATTCAAAAGACTATGAAGTTTATGTTGCAGAAATAAATGAATTTGTTGTAGGTTCTACTGAAAAAAGAGTTAATAAACAACCTACTTTAGGTAGTTTGTTTTATTCTCAAAATTCAAAAACTTTTACTGCAGCACAAAATCAAGACTTAACATTCAGAATTCATAGAGCTAAGTTTAAAACAAGAACATCAAAGGTAATACTTAAGAATGCGTCTGTTCCAAAACAATTGTTACAGAATAACCCGATAACAACAACAGCTGGATCAACTAATGTGAAAGTATTCCATCCTCATCACGGTATGCAAGTTGGTCAACCAGTTGTTTTATCTGGAGTAGATTCAGCTGGTGTTGGTGGAATATTTGCATCAACATTAAATAAGAGATATAATATTACTGCAATGGATTTTACGGGTTATACATTCACTGCTGATTCTGCTGCAGATTCAGATGCTATTGCAGGAGGTTCTGCCGTACAATCTACTAAAAACATATCTTACAGTACATTATTTCCAAATATACAAACGTTAGTACCGCCGGGTGCTGATATTAATCTTTCTGTAAAAACCACTTCATCTAAGTCGTATGGTGGAGTTGGAACTGCTTTTCAAAAAGACACTGATTTTAAAACAATAAGATTATTGCAAAATACTTCATTTCCGAGATTGAATTTAGTTGCGCACGACAGCGCAGAAAATTCTGAACTTGGTGCGGGAGTAAAATCACTCGAAATGGAAGTAGATTTATTTCAAGATTCGAATTACGGACCAATGCTTGATTTACAAAGATCTTCAGTTGGACTCATATCAAATGTAATTGACAAGCAAGCATCTAGTATAACTGATGGGTTCAATGTACCATTAAACTTTGTTGATGAAACTTCAGTTGTAGGAGGAAGTGCTGCTTCAAAACATTTATCTAGACCAATTATTCTCGAAGAAGAAGCAGTTGGGGTTAAAATATTAATAGATGCAAATAGACCTTCTACTACAGATTTTCAAGTATTTGTGAGAACATGTGATGCGGATGAAAATATTAGAGAACAAACTTTTACTTTACTTACACAAGAAACTACAGTACCAAGTGACGACAATCCACTCACATTTAGACAGTATACTTATTTACATGGTGGATTAGGTGGTGACTTAACTCCTTTTAAAAAGTATCAAACAAAAATTGTTTTAAGAAGTACTGATCAAGCATATACACCAATAATAAGAAATTTAAGAGTAATTGCATTAAGTGTATAAAAATGTAGAAGGACATAGCGATTTAGTAAGAGATACGTCTACTGGTGCTATATTGAATATAAATAAAAATGAAATCAGTGAAGCTAGAAAAAGAAAGCTTGAAAGAAAGCAAAAAGAACAAGAGTTTGAAAATTTAAAAGATGAAGTCGGTGATATTAAAAAAATGTTAACTCAAATTATAGAGAAATTAGATGGCTAAAACTACAGTTAACCTAACAGACACCGTAACCAACTGGGTTACAAAGACAAACCAATTATCAAATACAATTGGTGATTTAACTAATCTCAATACAACAGTAGATTCAGATGTTGTAGGTGCTATTAACGAATTAAAAGTTGCGATAGATAAAACTGACTCAGCGGACGTTACTACCATAGCAAGAAATTCACTTCAAGTTCTCGATGCTGGAGGTGATGGAGGATTAGTTTATGATTCAGCTACTGGAAATATAACTTATACTGGACCAAGTGCCGATAGTGTACGTTCACACATCAGTGGAGGTCATGGTATTGATTTTGCAGGTGGTAATCTTTCAGTTGATTCATCAGTAATAAGAGGATTAGTTTCAGTTACAGACGCTGGTGGTAGTGGATCATTAGCTTACAATAGTTCAACTGGTGTATTTACATATACAGGCCCGGGTGCAGTTGCTAACCCGTCAACAATCACGAGCTCTCAAACATTTACACCGGGTACAAGTGATGATCAATATGTAAGAGTTGATACTACATCAGGTGATATCACATTACAAATTGCAAATGGTAGTTTAAACGTAGGACAAACTGTAGTAGTAGATAAAATTACAGGTAGTAACAATCTTACAATCGATTGGACTCATAGTGGCGTATCACAAGGTATATCACTTGGTAATTCAGTTGACCTTGCAGTTGGATTCTACAACGGTACGGCATTCTCTTTTGTTGAAACAGTTAAATCATAGGTGATATATGGGTGCTCCACTTATTTCAAATCTTGGTTTCACTGAGGTTAACTCAGCCGGAAGTTTAAATTCAAAAGCCGGTGCAAAAATAAATCTTCCAATACAGTTATACAAACTGACAGGCAATGTATCTGGTCAACTAACATTAGACTCAACTACTAATCATAAAAAAGTCATCTTAGATACAAATGGATTCGACATCGATAATGGATCAGATGCACCGTTAGATATGGATACGCCTGGAAGTGTTAAGATTGAATTAAAAGGTGACGGAGCAGTAAGAGCTACAGGAAAAACAACAACGATTGCACAAGCCAGCACAAGTCATACTGGTACAACAACTGCAACTAATGGTGACACTACACAAGTTCTAGTTGATACGAATCATACGTTTACTAATCAAACTATTAATGATATTAGGGCAGACCCTGGTAATAGTTATGGTTCAGGAGGTGGTACAACATGGGGAGATGGTGCTGGAACAGTTCACGCGTATCCTCCAAGCAGTGGAAGCAATAGAACATCTCATAGAACACATGGTGTTTATTATAATACGTCTACTGCATCAAACTTTGGTGGTCCAAATTTAACTAATGTTATAAGATCAGATTTTAGCATGACGTTTACACACGCATTTATGGAAGACGGTAATCGTACTGATGGGCCAATTACGGGTGTAAACGGCAGTTTTCCTCCTACAACAAATACAACACACACTTACAGTGGAGCGACTTATCGTTTTTGTCGGTGGTTTAGTGCGTTTCAGCGTGTTAATAACGGTAATGCAGGTCAAACCGGTGTTGCAATATACATAGATGCTAATAACGGTAGGGCTGTTGTAGAGCTCGAAAATGGTCGAGGTGCATTCTGTCAGATAAGAGACGTTAAATGTTTTGAAACAGCAACAGGTAGAAAATTTACATTTACTAATAATACCGATCATACAGTTACTGTTGGTGGTAGCAATAATCCTTTAAGTGGATCATCTGTTGCATCAGGTGCATCAATTACAGGTACAAGAAATTCAACTGACGGTTCGTATAGCATTACACATACATTACCAAATACTGATGGAAGCGGCAATCCATTATCAATAAATGATTTAAACAAAGGCACTGCACTTCTCGACAGCAGCCAACATACAGGAATAACTTCAGTTAAAGGCTTTTAAGAATCTTTTTTGTATAAATAGATCTAAAGGCAGGGGCGGGGACGTCCGACAAAGAAATCAACTGGAGTATTTCATGGCCCAATTTCACGAATTTACCATTGATCAAGGTACAGACACCACTATAGAACTTCACTTAGTCGACATTAACGGCGCAGCTAAGAATCTCTTAGGATATTCAGTAGCGGGTAAGATAAAGAAAACTTTCAACACAGACAGTTCTGAAGCAACAGCGTTTACTACACAAATAACGAGTAACACTGATGGCACAGCTACGTTATCTCTTACCAATGCACAAACTGATGCGTTGAAGGCGGGGAGACATGTATATGATGTTGAGTTATCTCATGCCGAAAGTGGAACTGGCAACACCATAGTCGAAAGAATTATGGAAGGGCGCATACAAGTAACTCCATCCGTAACTAAGTGAGGAAATAATGGCAATTAAGGTCGTCACAGGCCAACAAACTTTCATAAAAAAGATTGTAGTTGGTACACCAATAAGTACTGCTCAAACTGGATTGTCCATTGATAACTTTTCAGACTTCAGTGTTGCGACTAAATCCGATGGTCAAATATTAGTCTATGATTCAGCTGAAAGTGCATTTAAGAACTTTACATTCGATGTCGGCCAAGGTTTAGCAAGAGAATATTCGCCCGGTAATGATAAATTAATTATTGCCATAGACTCAGATAAAACACCAGTTGTAACAGGTCTTACTACTAAAGGCCACATTGTTCCTACATTAGACAGTTCATTTGACTTAGGTGATAGTGCTAAGAAATTTAGAGATTTATATTTAAGTGGAACTACAATACACTTAGGTAGCATAAATTTAAAAGATTCAAGTGGAGGTTTTGCAGCCACAGACAGTGTTGGTGCTCCAGTAAATTTTAATTTACAAGGTTCTATACAACAAATTAGAAATATGTTTGCCAGTGGCGGTGATCTTTCATATAATGCCAGCACTGGTGTGTTTGAATTTGATGTTGAACAGGTATACACAAAAGAAAACTTTGATTCTGATTTCAATGTAACGCTTGACAGTGCTGTTCTTGAAGGTGTAGGTTTAACTTATAATAATGCTACTAACACACTGAGTATTGACTCTGCAGAATTAGAAGCAAACTTTAAACAAGACATTCGAGGTTATTTCAGTTCAAGTAATAGTTTAAATTATAATAGTACAACAGGTGACTTTAGATTACCACAACCTTTAGACTCTGCAGCTAATCCTACATTTACAAATATTACTGCTGCTGGTGATGTTACATTTGATTCATCAGGTGCTATATTATTTGATAAATCAGATAAAGCTCTTGAGTTCGGTGATAACTACAAAGCAAAATTTGGTAATGATAATGACTTACAGATTTGGCACAACGCCTCTAACAGTATTATACAAAATTCCACAGGTCAACTACAATTAAGAGGCAATACTGTTAGATTATTAAATGCAGCAACCACCAAAGATTTTGCTTTCTTTAATAATGATGGAGCAGTTGAACTTTATTATAATAACGTAAAGAGGTTTGAAACAACAGATTCTGGTGTAACAGTTACAGGAAGTATACGTGGTGATTCAGCTACAGTTCCACTTATTACTGCTGACAGCGCATTAATTACAGACATATCAGGTTCTACGTTAAATTATGCTTCAGTGAATGCTGCAGCTGCAACTGTTGATTCAGCGACAATAACTACACTTTCATCAACCACTATAAGTGGAGAATATTTAGGGTTTGATTCAGACCTAGCTAGATCAACTACTACACAAACCATACGTGGCTATGTTTCCGCAACTGATGCTGGTGGTGATGGTTCTTTTAGTTACAATAATTCAACAGGTGTATTTACATACACAGGACCAAGTGCTTCAGAAGTTAGATCACATTTCTCTGCAGGTGGTGATTTAAGTTATGATTCTTCTACAGGTAGATTTGAATTTGACGTTGAACAAGTATACACTAAAGCTAATTTTGATAGCGACTTCAATGTTGCACTCGATGAGGCCGGCACTGGTGGAGCTGGTTTAGCTTATAACAGTACCACTAATACTTTAAGTATTGATTCATCAGAATTATATTCACTTTACAAACATGATGATTTCGGTGATTTTGTAGCTGATGAACATGTAGCTCATAGCGGTGTTTCAATAACCGCAGGTGCTGGTTTAACTGGCGGCGGTAATATTGCATCCACAAGAACTTTAAATGTTGTTGGTGGAAAAGGTATAATAGCAAATGCTGATGATATACAAGTTGATTCATCAAATATTAAAAAAATATTTTCTGCAACTGACGTAAGTGGTGATGGAAGCTTTTCTTATAACAATTCAACAGGAGTATTTACTTACACTGGACCGTCATCGTCAGAAGTTAGAGCACATTTTAGTGCAAGTAACGGCATATCTTACAATAGTAGTACAGGAGATATTCGAGGTCCTCAGCCTTTGGATTCTGCGGCTACACCAACATTTGCACAATTAAGAGGTCCAGCTGAATTAATAATTGATCCAGCCGCAATTGGAGATGCTACTGGTACAGTAAAGATTATGGGCAACCTTCAAGTTGAAGGTACTCAAACTACAATTAATTCATCAACCATTGTATTAAAAGATAAAAATATTGTTATAGCTGATAGCGCAGCAGATAGTTCAGCACTTAATGGTGCGGGATTTACTTGGGGTGATTCAGCCATTGTCAATAATCCTACATTCAATTATCAACATTCCGGTGCTAAATTTATTTCAAATAGAGAAATAAATGCACCATTATTTTCAGGTTCCGGTGCATCATTAACTAATTTACCTGCAGCATCTTTAACAGGCACTATCGATTCTGCAAGAATACCAACTTTATTAATTGCTGATATTGGAAATATCACATCTATAGATCATGACGCTCTTACTAATTTTGTGGCAGATGAACATGTAGCACACAGCGGAGTTTCAATAACTGCAGGATTTGGTTTAAAGGGTGGAGGCACTATTGCATCAACAAGAGATTTGGCTATCGATTCGGCTGAACTTTTAACATATTACGAACCAATAATAAGACACGATAATTTATCAGGATTCGTAGCAGATGAACACATTGCACACAGCGGTGTGTCGATAACAGCAGGTTTTGGTCTTAAAGGTGGAGGCAATATCGCATCTACTCGTGATCTTGCCATAGATTCTGCAGAACTCTTAACATACTACGAACCAATAATAAGACACGATAATTTAACTGGATTTGTTGCAAATGAACATATAGATCATACTTCAGTTTCAGTTACAGCAGGTTTTGGTTTGAAAGGTGGAGGTACTATTGCATCTACCAGGGATTTAGCAATTGATTCAGCTGAACTTTTAACATATTATGAACCAATAATAAGACATGATAATCTGTCAGGATTTGTAGCTGATGAACATGTTGCTCACGGCGATGTATCAATAACAGCAGGTTTTGGTTTAAAAGGCGGTGGAACAATTGCATCAACTCGTGATTTAGCAATTGATTCTGCTGAACTTTTAACATATTATGAGCCAATAATAAGACACGATAATTTATCAGGCTTTGTTGCAGACGAACATGTAGCTCATACCGGAGTTTCTATAGTTGCTGGTAAAGGTTTAACTGGCGGTGGTAATATAGCTTCAAGTCGAACTATCGATATCGACTCTGCTAATGTACGTGGAATGTTTTCTGCTGGTGGAGACTTATCTTATAACTCTGGCACTGGTGAATTTAGCTTTGATGTTGAATCAGTTTACACAGCTAACAATTTTGATAGTGATTATTTCTTTGCTAAAGATTCAGCAAACACCGCAGTTGAAAGAAATCAGCATGATTCTGATACAAAGAATTTTGCAGTAACAGTTGCTGCAAAGGTTAATCATGTTTACAGTGGTGGTAGTGGACAAGCTTATTATATAGATGGAACAGAATCTCCAGTAATAAATTTAAAACTTGGAAGAACATATCGTTTTACACTTAGTTCAAGTGATATGTCAAATCATCCATTTAGATTTTATTATGATGCTGCAAAAACAACACAGTATACAACAGGTGTAACCACTACAGCAACATATGCCGAAATAGCTATAACAGAAGCTACTCCTCCTGTATTACATTATCAATGTTCTTCTCATGGTTATATGGGTCATGCATTACAAATTGGTACACGTAACTTTACAGGTTTCACAACAACAAATTTAACTGAAGGTACTAATCTTTACTATACAAATGCACGAGTAGAAAGTTATATAAATGCTGGAGAAGGCATAGATTTTTCAAGTGGTACAATATCTGGTGAGGATGCTACATCATCTAACAAAGGTATAGCATCTTTTAGTAGTGATCATTTTGATGTATCATCAGGTGCAGTAACACTTAAAGCTGATGGTATCGATGACACACATATTGATTTTGGTACAGGTACAAACCAAGTTAATACTGATGATCTACCTGAAGGAAGCACTAATTTATATCACACACCAGCGAGAGTAAGGCAATACAGTATAGATTCAGCTGAAGCAATACAATTAATTGACTCAGCCTATGTGCAGGCAAGACAATCGCCAGGTACTGATTCCGCTGCAACAATCACTCTTATGAATGCTGCTGGAATACAAGCACCAGATGGAGGAGCTGCGGGTGGCTTAGCTAAGTTATCAGTAGGTAATGATAGTGATTTAAAAATATTCCACACTGGAAGTCACAGTGTAATTCAAGATGCTGGAACAGGTTCTTTACAACTTCAGACAAATAACTTAACAGTTCAAAATGCAGCAGGTACCGAAAACCAAATTACAGCATTATCAGGCGGTGCGGTATCATTATTCTTTAATAATCTTGCAAGATTAGCAACAACAGATTCTGGTGTAAACGTAACCGGTGAAGTTTCAGCTGACTCTGCAAAGTTTGATAAGCTAACTGCAGCAGGATTGATATTCCCAACATCAGACGGTCTTAATAATCATGTAATTAGAACTGATGGTAGTGGTAACTTATCATTTGCATCAGTAACTGCATTAAGTGGAAACATTGATTCTGCCGCAGTGATACAATTAGTTGATTCTGATTATGTTCAAGCACGAACAGCTGCAGGCACGGATTCTGCTGCAACACAAGCCATGATAGATTCATCAATTGGATTTCAAGTTGATTCAGCTTATATACAATTAAGACAATCCGGCGGAGCTATAACAGTTCAAGAAGAAGGTAGTTCTCTATCAACTTCTGCAACTACACTAAACTTTGTAGGTGATAATGTAACTGCAACTGGATCAGGTGCAACTAAAACAATCACAATAACAGGTGGTAGCGGTACAACTGGAACAATTAATAACGTTTCAACAAGTAGTTTTTCAGGCGATAATTCTACTAAAGCTTTTACATTAACGGAGGCTCCAGCTGACTCTGATGATGCATTTGTATTTGTCAATGGTTTATTACAACACACAAATACATATAGTATTTCCGGAACTACTCTAACACTTGACTCTGCACCAGATTCATCTTCAGAAATAGAAGTCAGAACACATCAATTACTTTCTTCTAATTTAGTATTGAGAGATTACAAACCTTATCTTTACACAATAGATGCATTATCAGATTCTGTAAGTGGACAGGATTCATCTGGAACAACATTAGCATATGATGTAGGAAAAGTAGAAGTTTACTTAAACGGTGCAAGACTCGCAACAGGAAAAGATTTTACTGCAACTAATGGAACATCTATTGTATTTGATTCTGCAGTAAGCGCAGGAAGTATCGTAGAGGTTGTATCACTCGCTAAAGCCTCTACTGTAGAAATAAATGGAATAAGAGCAATTGATTCTGATTTACTCACAACTGGTTCGAATCAAATCATTCATACATTTGCGGCAGCTAGTTTTAGAACAATGAAATATGTAGCACAACTTGAACATGATTCGAGTAATAGCTATCATGCCGAAGAAATTTTATTAACACATAATGGTACAAATGTGGCTATGACAACTTACGGACAAGTATTATTAGATTCAACACTTGGTACTTTTGATGCAGATATAAATAGTGGTAATGTCAGATTAAAACTTACACCAACAAAAACAAATGTTAGTTTTAAACTTAGAGAAATAAGGACACCTGCATAATGGCAACAAAAATTCAAGCATTTAACCTACATGCAAATGTTGATACTCATGTTCAAGGTTTGATAGACTCCGATTATATTCAAGCAAGACAAACTGCAGGAACTGATTCTGCAGCAACTCAGTCTATGATTGATTCGGCAATTGGTTTTCAAGTTGATTCTGCTTATATTGCTTTACGACAAGATGCAGCCGACTCAGCTAGTATAAATACAATTATAACAACAACAACAATTACTGGAAAGATTGCAGCTGATTTGAGAACAAATCCAAAAAATTTATCGAGAAGTCACACTATCGATTCAAACAGTAATGGATTGCTAGTAGGTCCATTTAATGTGGATTCAGGTGTAACGATAACAGTTAACGGAACATTGATGGTAGTATAATGGGTGATATAAAAGTAAATGAAGTAAAAACTGATACAATTAAGAATCAGGCAGGGACAAGTGCTATGACGATTAATAGTTCTGGTGAAGTTGATATGGTTAGAAACAACTTAGGTTTATTCCAAGTATATTTAGGTGCAAATCAAAATATCGCATCTAGTAGTACTGACATAGTTGGTCTTAATACAAAAGTTTTTGATACAGATAGTTATTTTAATACTTCCAATTACCGCTACACACCACAAGTAGCAGGCTTTTATTACATTGAATGTAAACTTAGTTTTCGACCTAAAGCTGCTGATGATAACGTTAATATGAATGCTTATCTTTATAAAAATGGAAGCCATAGTCATTCTAATGGTGCATCTCCATATTTGTCAGCTAATGATACTTCAAGACCTATTGGTCAAATGTGCATGAAAGTAGGTGCAGGTAAAGAAATTGAAGTCCAAGTAAATTCATTAGTTTATTTTAATGGTTCTAGTGATTATGTTGATTTAAGAGGTAACATGTATAACTATACTAATAGCAGTGCTACAGATAACCATGTAATGGGTCATTCAACCCAAATGATGACATACATGCTTGGCTACAGAGTAGGATAAAAACATGACAAGCACACTTGGAATAAAAAAGATACAGTATCCAAACGGAACCGATATAATGACGTTGGATTCAAGTGGAAGCTTGGCTATTGGTGCAGCTGCAACCGTAGGCGGTACACTTGATATTACAGGTAATGTTGGTTTAGGTGGATCAAACACATCATCTTATTTACAAGGTGTGGTCGGCGGTAAGACAGCTACAATAGGAGATGCTTCACAAGCTAGTTCAACACTTGTTTTAAAAGATGATGATGGTGTTTTTGATATTGCAACGACTGGTGGTACATTTCGTATCTATGATGATAATGTAGAAAGAATCAGAATTGATGCTAATGGTCATGTAACTATGCCACATCAATCTGCTTTTGGGGCTCATGGTTCTGGAACTTCGACTTTACCAATTAATGTATATACACACATCCCTGTTACAGTAGAGAGATTTGATCAAAACGGAGATTTTGATACATCAACTAAAACTTTTACTGCACCTGTAACTGGTAGATATCAGCTTAATACAGGTATATATCTTTACAACTACTTAGATAATGAAGCAGGATATTTGTATTTTGCGATTGTCACAAGCAACGAAACATATGATTTTCCTGTACAATCCAGTATATTTGGCTCAGATATAGGTACTTTTACAATGCAAGGTTCGGCTTTAGCAGACATGGATGCAGGTGATACTGCATATGTTCATATATACCAGCAAGCCGGTACTGCTCAAGCAACAATATCTCATAGTCATACGTTTTTTAATGGTGCTTTAATATGTTAGCCAGAGTGAAACAGCTCAATCATAAAGGAGATTAAAATGGCAAATTATACGAAAACAATAACATTAACAGATATACAACAGAAGATTTTGTCTAATGATTTATATAATGATACAGACAATGCAGGAATAGATAGTTGGATTGACGGTGCAATAGCAGGTAAAATAAACAACTGTTGGAAGCGCATGCAACAGGACTGGACCACAAGACTTATGAATGACGAGAGTTTTACGGATCCTATACCAAGCAATCAAGCAGACTTTGTTGCACTCATAACTGCAAGAAGTGACTATAAAAATCGTAAACAAAGATCTGATGAGATAAAAATATCATGAGCGTAATAGGTGTAAAAGAAATACAATATCCTGATGGTGATTCAGCATCACCTGCAGTTTTAGTCACAGGAGGTAAGGGTATCAAACAAAGTTTTAACATTAACTATGCAAACTTAGGTACCAATGTTACGATCGATTCTGCAGAACGTGCGATGGTGGTAGGACCATATAGTATAGATTCAGACGTAAACTTAAAAATTAACGGAGTGTTAACAATAGTATGACGAGTATTTTAGGAACACAGAGTATACAACATCCAAATGGAACAAATGCTATGAATGTAAGTAGTGGCGGTGTTGTTACATTTAATAACTCTATTATTACACAAGTTGCATCACAAGCAACGACGAGTGGTACATCAAAAGATTTTACAGTACCTAATTCAGCAAGACAAATATTTTTAAGTTTAAAAGATTTTCAGCATGCTGGTTCAACTGCAAGCGTAGGTGTTCAAATAGGAGATAGTGGTGGAATTGAAACAAGTGGTTATAAATCAACTGTAACATTCACTGGCGGCGGTCATACAAATGATGGTGGCCATCAAGATAGCACAACTATATTTTTAATATATTTCGAAAATGCAGCTAATAATGCAATTTCTGGATTTGTTCACATGATCAGTACTGTGCCAAATGAATTTTATTATCATGCACAAATCAGACATCAAGATTATGTTTCTAATTCAGCTGGATATAAAGCTCTTTCTAATCCAATAACAACAGTAAGAATACAAGCTGGTGGACAGACATTAAATGGCGGGTCCTGCGCTTTAGCATATATGTAAGGTAAAAAATGGTTAGTATATTAAAAACAGATAAGATACAGGCAAGTCACGGTAGTACTATTGAGATACCAAGTGGACACGTGTTAAACGCACCAGGGCATGTTATTCAGGTTGCAATGGGCACTGACAATGCTGAGGCGACTTTTAGTAGCACATCATATGCAGCTACAGCTGTTTTTGCAACTATAACACCAAAATTCGTAAATAGTGCTATGGTAATCATGACAAGTATTAATATGGATTATGAAAGCACGGATAGAGCTATGTTAGCTATTCATAAAGATGGAACGCTTTTAGGTGATGGAACAGGTACCTATGATGGCCATCAATATTATAATCGCGTAAGTAATTCTAGAATTCTTACTCAACAACCTGTTTTTGTTAATGATTCCTCTGTAGGAACCACTAACGCAGTCACATACAAATTATATATAAAAGTTTCCTCAGGTAATGTAAGAATGCGTAACGATTTAGCACAAGCCACTATTACAGTTATGGAGATTGCACAATGAGTAAGATTGAAGTCAATGAGTTAGCAGTAAGAACTGGAACTAATATCACCGTTTCATCTCCTATACAAGGTGAAGGAACTGCTGGTACTACATTAAATCAAGGGTTGGCGAAGGCATGGGTTCAAGCTGTTGGAGCTGGAACAAGTTATGCTGATAGCTTTAATACAAGTTCTCTAACAGATGTAGGAACTGGAAATATCAGAGTTACATATACTAATAATATGTCTAATGATGATTCTGCTTTAACAATAGGTCATCAATTTACTACTGCAAGTGGTGGAAATGCTTTTTTTGCAAATGCAGGAGCTATGGCAACATCTACACATGAACACACGCATTATCAAAATGGTGCTTTGGCAGATTCAGTAAAATATAGTGGTGCAATACACGGAGACTTAGCATGACAGGTATAATTAAGACAGATCAAATACAAGGTGCTCAAGGTACCACCGTAACGATTCCGTCAGGTCAAAAATTAGGCATTGGAACTTCATCACCAAATACAATAGTCGATATCGCAAGTGATACTTCAACTTTAACATTAGAAGATACAAGTTCTCATTCAGCTAATACAGGACCAGCAATTAGCTTTAAAAGTAAAGATAGTGGTGGAACTACGAGAGAAGTTGCAAAGATTGTTGGTGAATCACATAGTGGTTCTAATGAAGGTAACTTAGCTTTTCAAACACGAAATGGTGGAACACTAGAAACAAAATGGAAAATATTTAAAAATGGTAATTGGTTACCTAGTAATAGTAGTTATGGAATATATTTAGGCACAACATCTGCAGCAGATAGCAATCTACTTGACGATTATGAAGAAGGTACTTGGACTCCATCTTTTGCAAATGTTTCTGCACCTACTTTTACAAGTAGAACTGGAAGATACACTAAAATAGGTAATATTGTTTATCTTACTTGTGCAATTAATGTTGCTAGTGGACTTGATACTTCAGATGGTTCAAGTGTAAATATTGAAGGTTTTCCATTTAGTGGAAATAGTACTGAAGAAAGTTGTCAATTTACGATGGGTAGAGTTAGTAACTTAATTGATAACACAGCTATAGTTGCAGTAAGATTTTTAGGTGCAGGAGTTATATTAAAAAATACTGCCGTAAATGAATTTCAATACAGTTCTTGTGCAACTTCAGGGATATTACAGTTTTCTTGTACTTATGCATTATAATAGGAGTTTTAAATGGCAATAGAAAAACAAACAATAGTAGAAAAGATTGAGGTTGTTGGTGGTTGGAGCATACAAGTAGCTACCGATACAGTCATTAAAGAAGATGGCACAGAAATAAGTAGGTCAAGACATAGGCACATTCTGCAACCATGTTCATCATCAAAAAGTGGCGATACATGGAAACACACAGATACCGACATAAGTTCAGAAGACACCAAAGTACAAGCAGTAGCCAATGCAGTGTGGACTGATGATATAAAAGCAGCTTACAAAACTGCTATAGAAGCGCAAACCACACCATAAGGTATAAATAGCAATATGACAAAAGCAAGAGAATTAGCAGACTTTGGACAAGCAGTCACAGTAGTTGATAATAAAATCAACATAGATAGAACTATTGAAGTTCCGGGATTACTCGATTCATCGCAAGTTCTTTTAATTTCTACTGATTCATCAGAAGTAACAACAATTGCCGATAATCAGGCTTTGCTTAATTCATTGATTTTCGGAGGATAACAAATGGCAAATACATTAAAAAATTTATTGCATACACAATTAAGTACTGATTCTGCTACATTATATACTTGTCCGAGTGCTACTAAAACGATTGTTATCGGCATGTCTGCCGCAAATGTTTTATCAAACAACAATGTTAATTTTAGTGCAGGTATTCAAGATTCGGGCGGAGCAGCAGGACAAGTTGCACATATTGTAAAAAATGCTACAATAGCACCAGGCGGTACCGAAGTTATTGTAGGTGGTGATCATAAAATCATTATGCAAACAGGAAATATATTAAAAGCGGTATCATCGGATTCAGATTCATTAGATATTATAGTATCATTCGTGGAGCAAACATAACGTGTCAACACTAGGTCAAAAACCAGCCACACAACATGTGTCAACTGAAAAGCAATCTATTACAGGTAACGGTGGTACATCATATACTTTACAACAGAGTGTATCACAAGCTTCTGATATTGAAGTCTTTGTAAATAATACGAGACAAGAACCAGCGGTTGCTTACAATGCATCTGGTACAACTTTGACTATGACAGGTGCAGTAAACTCGTCTGATAGTTTCTATGTAATATTTCAAGGTAAGGCAATACAAACTGCAGGATTACCAGTTGATGCTGCGATAACTGCATCAACTATGAGTCTCTCAGAAACATTGTCAGTAACGGGTGCTACAACTTTAACAGGTGGAGTATCAGGTAATCCGGCATTTAGTGGAAACGTAACAGTTGGTGGTACATTAGTTAATACCGGTTTAATTACTGCAAGTGCAGGTGTGGCAATCGGAGGTACAGGTTCGGCAAATACGTTGGACGATTATGAAGAAGGAAGTTGGACACCTTCTTTAGGCGGTAACACTGTTTATAATTCACAAGTTGGCAAGTATACTAAAGTTGGAAATATGGTTACTATTGTATGTAATGTATATGTTAACACTCAAGGGACTGGTTCAGTAAGTCAAATAAGTGGCTTACCTTTCGCTGTTTCAAATATTACTGAATATAATGCTAACGGTGATAGCCATGTTGCTCACTGTGCAGGCCTTGCTCAAAATGTTTCATCTATAACTCCAGCGCCAATGAAAAACGCTACGACAATAAGATTCTTTTACATAGCAGCTGGTGGTGGAAATACTAATGCCGCTAATAGTAATGTATTTCAAAATGGAACTGATATGTATTTTACTTGTACATATAGAACAGGATAATAAAGGAAGAGAAATAATGGCTATTACAAAACGTACAGAACAAGATAAAATTGAAGTAGTAGGCGAATTCAAGCACATTCAAGTGAGAACTGCTACTATTATTGAAGAAGATGGCGTGGAGATTTCAAGAAGTTTTCACAGACATACCATTTCACCAAACTCAGATTCATCTAGCGAAAGCGCAGATGTAAAGGCTATGGTTACACAGTTTCATACTAATAAAGTCAAAGCTGCGTATGCAGCACACTTAGAAAATTTAAAGATATAAATAATGAGTACATTAACAGTTCAAAATATACAGGGTTCGGCGAGTAGTAGTAACACTATAAACGTTGCGAGTGGACACGTTTTATATGCACCAGGGCACGTGTTGCAAATGCTCTTTACACAATATACTAGCACAACTACTGTGAGTATAAGTGCTGATACAAGTACAGCTATAGATGTTTTATCTGTAAATATTACACCTAAAAGTACATCATCTATAATTAGAATAGATGCTCATATATTCCATGAATGGGCAGATTCAACTGCTCCTTATGATTCTGTTTGGTTTTTTTACAGAGATTCTACGAAATTAGCACACCCACAAGTAGGAACTACATTATGTGGTATTACAAATACAGCTATAAGTTATTCTACTGATGGGAGTAGCACTCCTGAAGTAGCTCACTATAGTTATTTTGATGCTCCTTCAACTACTAATCAAATTACTTATAAAGTTGGAGCAATTACTAACGCTGGTACTACTATTCATATTAACAAGTCTGTTAATGATACAACTACTAATGACTACGAAAGAGGTATTAGCTTCATATCAGTAACGGAGATCGCACAATGAGTACTCTCGGTAAATCTCCACAGTTTGGCATATATCAAAGAATGGATGCGATCACTGGTACGAGTGATTCATCATATACACTTAAGATCAATACGATACCACAACCAAACTTTATTGCTGAACAATTAATCGTTTCAGTTAACGGTGTAATACAATCACCGAACTCAGCATACACAGTAAACGGCAGTGTTATAACATTTTCAGAAGCGATTGATTCTACCGATGCAATTGATTTTATTACTGCAATGGGACACGCACATAGTACTAATACAGTCTCAGATAATACGATTACTGCTGTAAAATTAAATGATGCGATTGCGATTACCAATACGCCGGTAAGAAAGAATACGAACAGAATACAAACAGGATTTACTTTAGACTCAAATGATAATGCGGTAGTAGGTGGACCAATTACGATTGACTCAGGAGTTTCAGTAGTCATTAACGGATCATTGTCGATAGTGTAGGAGAGGGCATGGCATTAACGAGAGTAAAAAAAGTACCAACAGCAAACTTAGTGCAAGGCAGTGATTTTTTAACTACAAGTTCTAATATTGCAGCTGCTAGACTTCCAGCTGGAACAGTAATACAGACTCATAGGTTTACAACAACCACAGCAGTCACAATGAATACTGGAGCTGGTAATACTACGTGTATGGAAACCACAGTGCCAAACTGTATCGCTGGCAGTAAATTTTTATGTTTTGCACACTGTCCGAATTTTCGAAAAACCACTGGATCTGGAACCAGCGCTTGGGCTGCTGGCAGATTTTTGTTAAATGGTTCTCAAGGTAGCAGCACTCAACTTGGAGCCTTTGGTTATCCAGAAACGTTTGGTGACCAAAGATATGTAGTTAGTCACGCTTGTTTGATGGATGGGGTTACAGCTGGTAACAACACAGTTGCCTACCAATTGTCAGCTCAATCTTCTGGTTCATCTTGGGTATTTTCTTATCAAAGTGTGCAGTCAGAATTAATAATACAGGAAATTGCACAATAAAAAGTTAAAAGTATATAAATAGTATAAAACATTGGGGAGAGGGAACCGGTGGCAACACAAAAAGATTTTGTCGTAAAGAACGGCATTATAATCAATCAAAATCTTACAATCAACGGTAAAACTCACGATAGAATTTTAGATTCTGCAGACGTGGCATTTGTCGCACGTTCAGTGGCAGTAGACTCTGCAGGTGATTTAACTGGATTAGCAGACCCGGCAGGTACTGCTGTGGCATTAGCAATCGCGTTAGGATAAGACATGGCAAATACATTTAAGTTAGAAACAAAAAAGAATATAGGTCTTTCAGACTCGGCTGTATATACATGCCCGGGTGCAACGGCTACAACAATTATAGGAATGAACTTAGCTAACACCACATCTTCTGCGATAACTGCAGATGTTACATTATTAAATAATGGTGGTGATAGTTGTTACTTAGTTAAAGATGCTCCTATTCCAATAGGTAGTTCTTTAGTCGCTGTAGGTGGAGATCAAAAGGTTGTTATGAACGCAGCCGATGTAATTAAGGTCAGTTCAAGTGCAGCAACATCAATTGACGTGGCGCTGAGTATTTTGGAGATTACATAATGGCAGGCACATTAAGTGTACAAAAAATTCAAGGACTAGCGACTTCTGCAACTCCTACGACTGTAGAGATCGCGAGTGGACATGTACTAAATGCGCCAGGGCATGTAATACAAGTTGTGACTCACAAAAATTCAGCGGCTAACAGTACCACTTCAAATTCTTTTGTTGCAACAAATTCTGCAGTAACAATCACACCATCATCAGCAACTAGTAAAATATATATACAAACAAATGCT